CCATATTTTCTATAGCATTTACGGCAATGGGAGTAAAGTAATTGCTTGAAAAAATTATAATTTCGTTGACACAATAACCGTATGGTTCTACTTTTACCCAACTCTTAGGCTATATCTGGTACATGTCCGCCTGGAAGAGCTCATTTATCAAAGAAATGGACAAGCTTTCGAAAGACAACTGTACGATAACCATAGAGGCGATCAACAAACGCTTCGAATACAGCCCTGAAGTTATCGAGAGTCTATGTAATCTTAACATAGTACCGTCCTTGTTCAGTGTTGAAAAGAATTTCAAGAACGGCAGCAATGTTCGCATATGGCGTACGTTCACGGAAGATAATGGTATCGCCAAAGGGACTGGTTACGGAATATATCTGCACCTCGCTGACGAAGGAATCATTATCGAAGAAACTCTTACTGGTACTGCTGCAGTTGAAAGGCTGAAGTGGAAGCTGTGTGCTCTGCTGCTTGAGTGCAGCGGTAGGGTAGACCTGAACATAACGTCCAGGAAAGATTGGTACGAAAACTGGAAAAGGAGGCATATATGCTACATATAGAAAGGACATATGACGGATTCAAGCTGAGCATGCACCTGGGAGGATCTGCTTTCTCCTCGTGTGATATGAACCCGACAACTGCTGCGCATGACTTGTCGACAGGCATAATCAAATACCTTTTTGACAAGTACCTGGTACCGCCAGACCTCATCCTTGAGCCTGACGATGACGGCAAGAAAAAGCTCATCGAAAAGCTGGACCTGGCGGTGGCCGATGGTCATCGAGTGGTTATACTCTCTGACCCTGAAGCAGAATACAGCCACGAAGTAATTGACAAAATATTCGATAGCTACATTAGGCCGGGAGTAGAGCTCGAAGGGATATTCGTAAACTTCAAGGAAGATAATAACAAGATTGGCTACTGGTTCTATCGTGATGAGAACTTTCCAGATATAGCATGCACCGACTACTATATAAGAGTACGTATACCAGACTTCCGTGATACGCTCTTCACTGGCTGGGAAGAGAGTATGGATGATACAATAGACTCTTTTTCAAACGATATGTGCAAATACATGCTAAACAAAATTGCAGCCGTGAAGTGCGAAGTAGGAGACAAATTTTGATTACCGTAGACTACACAGATAACGGCGTACTAGTCACATTCGAAGCGTTCGGCCAAACGGCAACCGCCACGGCAAGCACACCGTCAACCGCCGCGTACCGGGTAGCGCACAAATTTCTGGAGAACCTTAGCGACAAGTATCTTGGGCCGGCAATTATATACATGTACACAGACGCTGGCAGGGCGGAGGCGATCATTAACATGCTCAACGCTGCGGCTGCCGATGGGTTTACCGTCAAGATATGTGACAATGTTGTTCCAACCAAGATGTACATATTTGATTCCGACAACATACCGAATGGTTTTGTCGAGTATGGATGTAACGTAGACCGTAATATAGTTTGGGGAATGATTCCACAGAGATATTGTGAAGGGGCAAGTATCGTTCCATATGATGAAAGATTTATGGAATCGGTACGGTGCAGAAGAATCTACATAGATTCTATTGGAATAGAGAAAAAATCTTCAAACGGTGATATGATATATCTTTTGCATAAATTCACTTTTCGTAATAACGAAAAGTATATTACCAAAATTACAATGGGCATAGCAGAAGATCACATAAGCTTGATGAACTGCGATTATCGTAAGGCTACCGATAAGCTTGCCTGGCAGATATGCGCCTCTCTGCTAAACAGGCAACCGAAACTGGTATAAAGGACGATATAATGTTTCTTGAAAAGCTATGCACAGTAACGACGATGACAAGTATTGCTGTTTTTGGAGCAGTGGCTGACTCTTCTGAAGAAGTATATATAGAATGTGATATAGACAAGAGCTATGATGCCAATCCAACACACGAGCGTGTACAAAACAAAGATTTTTATAATCTGAATAAAATAGAGACTGATGCGAAGTATTTCGAAGACACGATTCGCATACTACAGAAGGACAGGAAGTTTCGCGCTCACCAGATAATAATCACTTTATCAAACACTCGTGGTGGGATTGCTGTGTTCGCGAAATTTTTGTCTGATGGGGTAGCTGTTGGTCTTTGCGGTGGTCGAATGTGTGTAGATGATTTAGAAGAGTCTGAAAGCAGGTGCTTCTATTATGAAATGCATGCTGAACTCAATAAACTTGGCGATGAATTAGAGAACGCTCAATGGCTGGTAGATAGCATTGAGTTTACTAGAATTCTCGATGACATACGCAACAGTGGTGGTTTGGTAGTGCAGGGGTAAAAATGTACATCACACAAAACGACAACATATACATGGCCGTCCTGGACAACTTCCTCGGCCTGAACTGCGAGGTACCAGGGAAAACACCAAGCGAGGCAGTCACAGGAATGGCGAGTAACTTGGTGGACTACCTGCCGGACAACTACATGTGCATAAGCAGTGAGGAGCTCGATACTATCCGCAGGGGGCGGATTGATCTTCTGAGGGACAAGCTTATCGACAAGTTTGGCAGAGCGGTGGATGACGGGTACCAAGTGTGGTTCTCCGTCTACGATAAGAACAAGCATCAAGAACTGAGTATGCACTATGATGGGTACAACATGGGAGACCTGATCAGGAGCGCCACCGAGACACCACGGAAATTCATACGTTTCATATCGGTTGGAAAGCGCGAGGAAGGTGATGGCCTCTACTCCATGCGTGTGGCAATCGATAGCGATGACCGCATGTATGACACAATGAGACTGGAAGTTCAGACGCGTGATGGCCTGTTCATCAGCATGATCGGTCACGACCGCTATGAGCTCAAGAACCATGTGCAGGAAAGGCTACTGACATACCTTGTGGACAACTATCTGAAAGTGGGGAGGGTTTAGGACCATGAAGGTAACAACGAGCTGTGGCATAATCACAATGTCTACCGAGGTAGTAGGGATAAAATTCCTGTCCACCGGCAAGAGCCCAAAAGAGGCGTGCACAAGGCTTGCGTGCAAGCTGGTGAACTACATCCAGGACAAGTATACTGGACGTATGAGCTTTGTAAAGGATTACATGACAGGAGCATCAATCGCCACCATGAACGACACACTTGGCGAGGGGCTCCGGAAGGCGATAGCTGATGGGTACTTGGTAGACTTTGGCGTAATATACAAAGATTACCGGCGCCGTGATGACGGTGTTGCGTTCACAGGAAAAAACATGGATGAAGTGAGCGACCTGCTCATTACACACAATGACTGTGACTCATTCTATGTAGACGTTCGCAAGTACATCAACAAGGATCGAGACCTCTACTGTCTGCGTATGACCTTCGGCAACGAAGAAAGCAGTCTGGAGAGAAGCATGCTGCTGGCCGTTGTGACAGACGACCTCGACTTCAGGGTTAACGGCTGCTGCGCCCTGGAGGTGAAGAAAAAGGCGTGGGGAAAGATTATGGAACACTTGGTCGAGCACAATCTGAGGATGGAGGAGGAATAGCAGTTATTGAGTAATACTTAATAACTCGAAAACAGCGCCCGGCGCAGCGTTTGTGCTTGCCGGGCGCTTTGTTGTTGTGGTATCGAAACAGCTTAATTTAAGGACAACAACCATGGAAGAATATATTATCGAGAAGGTTGACGACAAGTTTGTCTGCGTCAATAATGACAACCAAAAGGTAACGGACCTCATCACCATCCTGCCGATAGACGTTGTGCAGTTTGACAAGAACTTTGCGTGCCTGAAGTACAATGGATACATGCTCTTCGTATCAAGGGCGGCATTCGGTGGATTTCATCTCCGTTCCTGGACCTGCTGGGGCACGACAGCCATCACGGTTGGCGATGGGCCACAGAGGGTGCACGACGCGAGCTTCCTGCGTATTGACTGGGAAATGCGTGGTGACGACACATACGAAAAGGAAGGTTCTGGCTGGTGGACAATGCATTGTTGCACCAATGGTAGCGAAGAGGTTGACACGGTAGGAGAGGGTGACGAGAACGCCACTTTCGATGACCTTATGCAGTCCATCATTGGTGCATATCCCTTCATTGACGAGTAGCATATAAGCAATTATTTTATTACCTATTAAGCAAGCAGCAATATTTTTCGTGACTACTACCCTGCAAAATTAGCTAATATACAAATAGAGGTGTGTTGTTATACATGTAACAATGCACCTCTATTTGTATACTTAAAATTTTTTATCTGGCATTAAGCGCCCTGCATAGCCCAACAAAAACGCAGTCGTGCACAAAATTTCCGCTTATTTTTAGCATAAGTATTTGAAATACTTGACTTTGGTATGAAAAACTCAAGATGGGTTTGTGGTCGGCATGTATGATTTATCATAAAATTTCTGGAATCGCGTCAGCGAGGCGCTCAGGTGCCTTCTCGAAGGTGTTATGAAATTTGTCAGGTAGTGCTGAACGCCTCGTTGGCAAAACATAATTGAAAAGGAAAATCAATTTCTACGACTCTCATATTTCGATTCTAAGGCATGGGTTTGTGTCTGCGTGTATGATGTATCGTAAAATTGATTTGACGAGCTCAGCGAGGCGCTCAGGTGGCGTAGTGAAGGTGGTAGGTTAGGATGGGTGGTGTGGCTGAGCGCCACGATAACCCCAGCGCAAACCGCCACGGTAAGCGTTACGTCAGGCACAGCGCCAACCGTGGCGGCTATCGTACGCTTAGCGCATGCCCTGCAGCTCCTCAGCCCTCTCCGAACCGTGCTGCCGGCGCCAGTCTCTCAGCAATCCCATAGCGACATCCTTGGTAGGAATGACGCCCCTGCACCTGGCGTTCTGACGTTCGTTCTCGGGACAGTAGCCAAGGACGGCGCAGGATGGTCCAGCGCCAGCGAAGAGATCCAGGGCAGCGTCCTGGCACAGATGCAGCATCTTGTTGGCCATGTCCCGAATCTCTCGCTGAGCGTTCTGGCAGCAGCGTATGGCAAACCAGTCGCGCAGGGCATGGGCGTTCATGCCAATGATAGCCTTGAACTCCGTGGCCTGGGGCTTCAGGTAGCGCAGGTCTTCCTCGGGCAGGCCGTATTCAAGGCCGTTGTTGTACCACTGCTCGGTGATCTCCGCGAGGTCATGGCCGGTAAGGACAGTCTCCTGGCCATCGGGGAGGGTGACAGGCGCTGCGAACTGGGCCACGCTCAGGGGATACACCACGCTGAACGCACGCTTGCCGTGAAGCTCTGCCCTGCCGGACTTGACAAGATAGGAGGCCAGGCGCTTGCGGACGAGTTGCGTCTCGGTGACACGGGAATAGCCCTCCACGCCGAAGATGAAGAAATCGAACTCTGTGGCGGCAAGATGGCCGCTCTGGAGAATGTTGCGGACAATCGCGGGGGAGTACGGTGAGGCTATTATCTCGGTTATCGGGCGCTCAGAGGCCACGAAACGAGCCGCGATGTCCGTGTAGACCTTGCCTCCGCCGGCGATGAGTACGACGTTGCCACTTCCGGTATAGGACTCTTTCATAGGGGTTTGCTCCTATAGTGTAGGGGTTGGAAAACTGATTGCACATTCAATCAAACCTGTCCTGACCTACTCTGTCAGTATTATGTTGTGATGCTGTCGGTAGAAAATAAGGGGGCTGAAATTGTGTAGTAATTTGGTATGCAATTGGTTACACGTTCAATTGTGTAGTGAAATACTATTATTAGTAATCTGCTACACAATTGCATATCCTCTGACGCAAGTTGTTGGAATTACTGGATGTGCTGTTTCTGCTGTCAATAATATCAATGACTTGCATTTGTATCTCCAATTGGTACAGAACTACTCTTTTGGGTATTTTTGAAAATCGTTTTCAATTATAGTGAAATCAATGATTTCAAACACTTAGAAAAATTGGCTCTCAGAGAGCTACTGACAGAGAGGGTACCAATTATGTATGTTGCTTTCTATCAGTAGCATTTTGGGGGTCTGCATAATTCTGTCAGTAGGTATTTTTCGTAAAATATTTTAATGGCTTACGAGAGCAGCTACTGACAGCTCAATTTTGCCCAAAAATAGCTACTGACAGGTTTGTCAATGATGTAGAGAAGTTAAGCCCGATCTACTGAAAGATATGTCCCGACATGTGGTCTGGAACATATACATATTCTAGAGAGTAAAAAATTGAGAAATAGAAAAAGTAATGATTCTGGATAGTTAGAAAAAAAGTAAATAATATCAAATACTTACACATATATAATAATAATAATAAAAATAAAAGAGATCCGATCTAATAATAATAATAATAATAATATAATACCGCCACCCGGGCTTTCTCAATTTCGATTTTTATTTTTTATACCCATACGAATATGTATATGTTCCCCAGGAGGTGTTGGGACATATCTTTCAGTAGAAATGGGATAACTTTATGATTTTACTGAATATCCTGTCAGTAGCATTTTTGGGGCCAAAATGCGCTGTCAGTAGCATGCTCTGCAACATGCTGTAATACTTTACGAAAAAATGCTACTGACAGGATTATGCAGACCCCGATTTTGCTACTGACAGACAACCAACTACATAATTGATTTTTTGCTGTCGGTAGCGTTTTCGAACCCGATTTTCATAAGTACTTGCAATTGCTGTATTTGGTATAATTGAAAATCGTTTTCAAATTACATCATCTGAATAGTAGTAAATCACTATACAATTGCCATTCCGCCCCAAAATCACAATCAACATCTTGTTATTACTGCAAAATCGAGCAAAAATCAAGGAAATTTCAAAAAAATTTCACCTGACCGCTAAACCTTTTGCCAGCACATGGACATAGTTGAGGCATATCCGGAAGAGCTGCGGCTGGCCGAGGGTTTGGTTGGGTATGAACAGAGGTGCTTAGGAGCGCAAAGCGCCCGCTAGGCACAGCGATAAGCGCCACGATAACCGTTACGACATCCGTAGGGATAGCCCCACACTTCACTGTGCGCCTGCCGTGGCGGTTATCGTGGCGGCCAGCCATGCCGCCAACCGTTCTGATAGCACAACACTTCAATCAGCGGCTGCCGTGGCGGTTATCGGGCGCTTGGCATCCCCTAACCACCCTTAAAAACCCCTTACCTAAAAAGCAAGTCGCCCACCACACGTGATTATCTCCACACTAACCTTACAGTTGGTCACGTTTTCAACATTAAAATTCGTGACCAATTCAATAAAATATGTAATTGGCAAAAACTTTTTACCGATTACAACATTTTCGGCAGATTTTCACCACAACCTTCGGCAGATTTCACACACTGCAAAATATCTGCCGAAAAAATTAAATTTTTGACCCCCTTTTTTGTTATAAGGATATGAAATTATTGGGGATTTATGTCCTCGATAATTACCCCCTAAATTATTTCTCTTAAAGGAGTACCACTATGTCTTACATGAACGCCGCCGACTACATCACCGTCAACGTTACCCCCTCCGCCACCGCCGAACCCATCCAGGCTCTTCAGCGCAAGGGTGTCACCATTGCCGACGTGCTCGAAGCCGTGGGTGTTACCCCCGGCAAGGCCACCATTCTTCTCGACGGTGATGTTGTCGATGATCTCAGCACCGAGCTGACCGAGGACTGCGACATCACCTGCCAGCCGAAGTCTTATAAGTCAGGAAATTCCGGCTGCTAGTCAGGTTAACAGGCCCGCTCTTGATACCTGCCAGGAGGGCGGGCCTGTTTTTCCACATAACAACCACCAGGAAAACCATCTGGGGTAAGCTGCCGCTTGCCCCATTTTTTTACCAAGCGAGACCCCATGATATGTCGATACTTGATATCTCACTAGCGGATGGGGCGCGTATACCGGAGACTGCCGTATACAACATGGCAAGTCCTATGGATTCCTCATTCGTAAACGGCTGGTTGAGTCTCAGGAGATACACGCCCATTCCATTTGTAGAAAAACTTCCTACCGAGTTTCTGGTATCCTCTGTGCTTACCTACGAGAACACGCTGGCACTGCGCCACGCTATATCGGATCTTTACGCGGAAATGGCCAGAGGATCAGGAGAGGAGATAATCTGGTCAGAGCTGGCGAAACGGTTTCAGGACAACCTTACCCCAGAGCTTATCGAGGCCATTTCGGCTGGGCTGCATACTCCCGCCATACGTAATCAGGTCACGAGGCTTACCTACGGGGAAAACCCTGCTGGTGATCTGTACGCCCTGAGCAGACGCAAGCAGAACATGGACAGGAGGCGGAACAGGAGCGCCATAACAGGTTTTATGGACAAGTATACTGGCAAGGAAGCTTCCCTGTATCTGTGCGGCATAAGCAATACCCTGTATCTGCTCCATATGGATTTCCCCTACGTGGCAGCGTTCTATTTCGGCTTTGTGCTGGCTGAAGCAGACGAGAACGCAAGTGACACAGATGAGTATATGGCCAGCACATATCGCAAGGTTGACGAGATCCTCGTGGCTATCATGCAGAAATGCCTTGAGGTAGACACGCTGAGCGACAACTTCAATCGCATGCAGATCGCTGCCTCCATACGAGAAAGGAAGGAGAGGGATCCTCAAACTCCTGTCGGCAAATGGCTGAGCGAAGTCGCTGGTACGTATACCGGAAGGTTTCTCATGGCGTATGTCACAAACCTTGTCGAGATGCCTCTCTTCGAGGGTATGAACGCGCCATACATTGAGCCACGCGTCGCGGTGGACGAGATACGCTTCACCAGACAGTTTGCGCCAGTGTTCGGTTCAGAGCTACCCGAACCACAAACCCTGACGCCAGCCCTGCCGGGAAAATGCGGGGTAATACAGCTGGGGAGGGCTGCCATACCATACCTGCAGGCTGTGAGCGATAGGCATCTGCCTGTGATACTGCTGCCGGCTACCATGGAGTGCGCCCTGTTTTTGGCGAAACTTTACAGGGTGAAGCTGCCTGATCCCCTGATGGTACTTCCCAGGAAGTCCCAAGCCATGTGGTCTACCCTGTTTGTCCCAGACAGATTTGCCGTGTTCGCGAAGAACGAGATCGCCTTCAGGACCTCCAGGGAATGGCTTGACGAGCAGTATATGGGCGCGGCTCGCATTGTAGACAGTCTTGTGTTTCTGGGCAGGCACTCTCTTACCGAGTACATGGGGCAGGAGCCATCCCCGGCTCCTAACCTGCAGGTAAACGAGATGCTTGTCCCTGTGATACCAATTTTCAGCAAGTAAGGGTGGTCTATATGTATGAACCATTGCTCAGGTCTTTCGTGGAGAATTTCCTGATGCTCAGCGAAAAAAAGGATACGGAGGCCGAAGAGCTTCAGAAGAAGCTGGAGTCCCTTCTGGATCAGGTTCAGGAGGTGTACAGAAAGCTGGCCTCCGCGAAGTCTGGAAAGTCAAAGATGACAGTCAAGTCTCTCTCGGAAAGTACCTCCAGAAGTTACCCGCGTATGACGTTCAACGTGTCCGAAAGTGGCTACGGTGGGGAGGGAGTGCCGAGAGAAGCCAGTGTCGGTCTCGACAAGGGATCATTCTTCTACAGTATGAACGATACGGGAGAGTACGTGTACGCGGATGCTCCCATACATTCCTTCTGGCTGACGTTTTCCTCTGGGGGACTGAGTTCCTTCACCAAGCTGAACTATACGGTCAACCCAAGGGTACGCGTGGAAAATCACATTAACACCGAGAACTTGAAGATAGAGAACTGTCTTGGCCTTGAATCATACTCCGAGAATTATGGGCATCCACACGTAAATGGATCTGATTCGGACTCAATGAGGCTCACCACCATATGCACTGGCAACAACAGGTTTGTGGAGCTGTTCAAAAGGATACGCAGGCTTGAGGATATTGGCGTCTTCCTGCACAGCGTGTACGACTGGCTTACTCATATTAATATTGGTGACTCGTACAATTCAGCTGTTACGCCAATAAGGTGGGATGAAGATGAATATCATTCCATAATCAGGTTTTACAATCGCCTGGCAGACAGTATGGAGGATATATACACAGGCGCATGGTATAAAGAGTTTGTCGAGAAGGCACGCAAGAACAGTCTTGTTGCGGGAGACATAACCAGATACCAGAGTGTGATGGAGACAAATCTGTATCCGTTTTTGCAGGGCAGCAAGAGTGATTACCCTGAGCTTGCCAATCAGTTTGGCAATATGTGTGCGTATCTGAGGAGTACAAATACCTACAACATATGCAGTGTATTGTGCGTGCACACACTGTTGTCCGCAGCCATGCTTTGGAAGAGGGATGATGGGGACATGCCCTACATGCTGAAAATAGCAACGTTGTCGGACTTTATCCTGTTGCCCTACGCCTGGTGCGCGGAGGAATTGCAGTTCACGGCGAGGCTCGCTCCTTACGCCTTCCCTGACGAACATGACGACAATACCAGGTACGAGCTGATTTCTCCGGCTGAAGTGGCAAGATACTTCAACAGTTACGAATATTTGTGCAAGTAGGAGGTAAGGAGATATGGAGACAGCGGTGGCAGAAGTTGCCGAGATGGTAGAAATAAACGATATTGGTGATGTGGACGAGGCGATAGACTTTAACTTCGACAACCTTGAGAGAAACATCCCGGAGCCGGCGCCTGCCGAGGAGATTTGCGAAATACTGAATGGAGGCGACGCTACGGTAGCCCAGCTGCTTGCCAACGACAGTACCCCAGTGTTCCTCTTCCGCAGGCAGGTGTGGGAAGAGGTGATGTATCTTGCCAAGGCATCGCCTCACAGAGAGTGGGGCGGTTTCCTGGTGCTCAAGCAGTTTACGGCTTTCAAGCCGAAGTACATGGCGATTGACCTGGTGTTCCCCTCGCAGGAGGCCAGCTCGGTTGCCTCGGTATTCAGGACCGAGGAGGTGGAGAAGTTCTACGAGAAGCTGCACGAGCATCCTGACTTTGGTAACCACATGCATTGCCGTATAGCGCATATCCACTCGCATCATTCCATGAGCGCCATGTGGAGCGGCACGGACGATAACCAGCAGTTGTCCCACGATGACCTGGGCTACTACGACACGTTTCGCTACTACCTGGTTGTGAATACGTCCGGTAACGTGCGCTGTTCCTACGTTATGTACCAGCCGTTGCTCAAGCGTATCGATAACATACCTGTGATTATCGTTGGCGAGCATTGCGAGCTTACCGAAGAGCGCAAGTCCGAACTCGATGGCTGGATTGCGGACAGGGTTGCTCCTACCAAGGCGGATGTCTTCTCTGGTATCCGTACCTTTACCGGAGCTGAAACAGAGCAGTATGTGCCCTACACGAAGCCTGTGTGGCAGCAGTACAACAACTACAGCTACTCATATGGTGGTAATACTGCGTGGCCGTATACATACAAAGAGCAGCAGGCAGCTCCATTCAAAAGGTACGACTACGATTACGACTACGACTACAACTACGGAATACCAAACGACAGCCCCGACAATAGCCTGTACGAAACACTGTACGCCATGTGTGCCAATTTGATGGACCTTGGTGTTGTGTACGATCAGGTAGAAGTCAATGAGTTCTGGCAGGAGCTGCAGGGGAGCATAAAGGGTGAGTCATTGGAGCAGATGCGAGACATTCTGACTCTTGATTTTGATGATCAGGCAAGAGAGGCTGTTCTGAGCGGCTTTATCGATACGTATGGAGCTGATGTCAATGCGTTCTGCGATGTGGTGAACTTCATCGGAAAGCATTACCAGTTCATGTACGACAATTCGGATTTTGTGACCGACCTGCTTAGACTCGACGATAAGGATGCTGTTATGGACGCCGGTATGTGGGCGTGCCGTTATGCGAGCGACTTGCTGCAGGCGAAGCCAATTATTAAAAATATTATTGTGTAACGTTTTTGGTAATCGAATTAACTATTTTTGCCACGTTTTTGACATTGCGGCAAAAACAGGGGGTGCTAACGGCAAGAAAAGCATGATTTTTTGACATAAAATTGATTGCTAACTTGCCGTTAGCGAAAAAGAAAATATAAAAGGAGAAAAGGAAAATATGGACGGAGATGATTTCGATCTCGAACAGTTCGCCAACGAGCTTACCAGTAGCGGTAGTGCGCCTGAAGCCGCGCAGCAGGGCGAGGTACATATGTTTGAGGAAAAGTACGAGCGCTTTGTGGACGACATGCGCGAGCACATACTGGGTATGGGCGAGGCCAGGCTTGCGCAGATACAGGAGGAGGGGAGTCAGAGGTTTTCCACAGTATTGCCTGCCAATATGGTGCAGAACACTACCATAGCGCTTGTTGGCGCCGGAGGGCTTGGCAACTGGGTATGGCGTGTGCTTGTTGGTATGGGATTCAGGGACATTGCCATATTTGATGACGATGTTGTCGATACTGTGAACATAGGCCCACAGGCCCATAATTTGATAGATGTTGGTATGCCAAAGGTTGAGGCCATACGCCGACAGGCGCTGGCGTTTCGTGGTGTTGACCTTCAGGTGTTTCCACAGCGTGTAAACGACCTTGGGCACATTTGCAGCCTGCTCGGGTACGTGCCTGACATAGTGATAAGCGCTGTGGACAACATGGAGTTCCGCAAGCGCATGATTGACGAGATTGTTGATCTTGGCGATGACGCACGACAGGTGCAGCTGTACATTGACCTGCGTATGGCGTTGGGTGACTGGAACTGCTTTGTGTATACTCCGAAGAAGATGCGTCAGCTACAGACAAGCAATGTGGAGGGCGCGAGGTCTCTTGTGGCGGCTGTTGAGGGTATGTACCGCAGGGCAGCCTACTTTGATGATGAGAACGGTGTGCAGGAGCCATGCACGGCCAGGGCTATTACCTACACCGGCGCCAACGTGGCCTCCTATGTGGGAGCGTTTATCCACTGGTGGCTTACCGGCGGAGGCAGTCACGAGCCTGCGTGGTACATCACGGAGTTCTACCGCGATGACCGCAAGGACAGGAACTTTAACTGGATGTATGTAAATTCCAGCAGGGAATTTCTGCCGGAAACAAAAACGGAAACCCAAGCGAAGGCCATAGTGAATGGGATAGAGCTGGATCGCTACCGCATGGTTTTCGACAATTGGTTGGAGAATAGATGGAATTGGGGTAACTCTCCCATACTGAACAGGATACCTGGATATGTAAGCTCCAGTAACAGGAGTGATAATGCGTACATAGCTCTCAATATTCGCGGTGAAGAATGTCTTGTAGTCAGATCTGTTGCATCTGTTCTCGGGGGAAATCCGATAACACATCAGTTGGTGATAAATCTGGATACGGAGGACGCAGATCTTGTATCCAGCAGGGAGGATCTTCATTACACAACAACGGCAGAGTTTGACACTAAAAAGTATTTCAGCCACTTGCCACTGTTTACCTTTGCCAGGAATGTTCCGGAGTTCGCTACAATGCTGCTTCTTGGAGAACCATTTTTGCCAGGTCTCGGGGTTTCCGATGAATCAATATACAGTATAGTATATGATCACTGTATCACTGCGTATCTTCTTGTTGGTAAGATAGATATTAATCCAAGATACCAAGGTATAATTGATAGTATTCATACACGAAATTCCGCCAGTAACGGAAATCTTGTTCAGGTTCTTTACGTAAAGAAGGACAACGGTGATCTGTGCAGTTACGATGGATATGTCATATCACTGAAGTATGTGGCGGGGTACTTCAGTGATGATAAAAGTAACGATTCCAAAGCTCACCATGAGTACAAGGCAAGCATAAAGAGCTTTGATGCGTTCAAGGATGCCACAGGACATAAGTTCCACAGGATATCCGAGTTCCGTCCTATGGTATTCAAGCAGGGTATGTCTGAGCTGTGGGACAAGATGTGCAGTATCCCGGATATTGGCAGCGGTCCGGTTGTCACGACTGGATGGCGCTACGATATGCATGATTTGGATGCAACCTTCGACCATGTTTCTCTCAAACGCCTGTCACTGAGACAGGGACATTCTTCTCCAGAGTTCAAGACATTTGTCAGTAATACAGAGGAGTTGGTAAGCCTGACCAACATGGAGGACATATCGCAGCTGGTACCACTTGAGCCTGTAGAATCAGAGCCGGCGCCTGAGCCCGTGATCGCAACAGAGACAGTCGCACTGTCTACCCTGACGCAAGGCGCCCGATTTGTATTCGCAGACAACACTTTCGAGGTTGTCTCGAAGGATTCGGTACGCAATACGGTATGGGCCAAGCACGGCGATTCGCAGACGGTGTTTCCTGGAGACTTCTTGGTATGCCCCACAAATTGCTGATGTATTCGGACGGAGCCTGCACGTTTAACGGCAGGAAGCAGGCGGCGGCTAGCGGAAGCTTTGCCGCGTATCTGGTCCCGTGCGGGACCATATGGGGCTGGCATGGACAGGAGAGTGAAGAGAAGCACTTGCGCCTGAAAGAGGAGGGCAGGCCGCTGGTGCATATGGAAAAGATGACCGTTGTGGCTGGTGCGCATGAGCGTCCCACGAACAACCTGGCAGAAGCAAAGACATTGGAATCAGCGCTGATATGGGCGCGAAACTATGTGAGGGATCACCACGATGACGTGACGAGCGTCGAGGTGTGTATGGACAGCAGGACGGTAGAGTACCAGCTGAAGGGGGTGTACAGAACGAACGCGGAACATTTGAAAAGGATTCACGCACGCATATTGGACATCATAGATGAAATTACTGTACCGGTGCATCTCGTATGGATACCGGGGACGCTTATGAAGCAGACGATTATTGCGCATTAAGGTTTGTTTTTGCAAGAAAACCAAACCTTAATGCCGAATTGATTGACTAGCTGGCTAAGCCGGCAAGCACCAAAAAGGAGAAAACAATGATAGACAACGAAAAACTCAACAAGGCACTCGAAATTCTCAAGGACGACCCCAGCTTTGCCAACCTGAACCTGGAGGATGTTCGGAAGGTTCTTACCCGGATGAGCAAGCCTCGCAAGGTGGACAAGAATTACAAGGTGGATGACTTTGACGCTGTGGTTGAGCGCATGCGGGAGATCACCAGTGCCTCTACAGCGCAGGATTTGCAGCGCCTTGCTGACATAAATTCCGCAACCTTCGTAAAGGCCAAGCAAGCTGGGCACATACCTTCCTACTGGCTGTGGAACCTGATGATGCTCTATTCCGTGAACCCCTACTATATTTTGTTCGGGGGAGAAAACAAGAAATTCCTTATGGTTAGCGACAATCCTGGAATTGACAGGGTGTAACAGAAGGGGGATTGGGCTCAATATTTAATTAGAGCCCCTTGCCAAGATCGGCGGTGCGTGATACGGTTCATTTCGTAAAGCGCACCGCCTTATTTGGCTGGAAAATCCCCCTAATTTTTTACCCGAACGAAGGTTGACAGTATGCAGGTTTATAAACGTGACGGCAGTGTGGATGAGTTTGATTCCAACAAAATAGCAAACTCCATATCCTCACTTGTCAATCCTGACAATATCAACACTATTACCGCTGACATTATTAACGATATGAATGTCGGCAAAGATATTACAACGTCAGAAATCAGCAATATTGTAATGGCACATCTGGACAAGGTTGCTGCTGATAAATACGCTGAAGAGCGCCTTAGCCGTGATGCTGAGCGAGAGAAACAGGGATATATATTCAACCGATTGCGTACGCTTACCAACATTGACGCAAGCCAGGATACAGGTATGCGTGAGAATGGGAATATCAACGCCGATAGCACTATGGGGCTGATGCTGAAGATTGGCTCTGATGTGATGAAGCACTATTACCTGTCCGAGGTGCTGAGCCCAGAAGCTTCAAAAGCTCACAGAGATGGAGTCACGCACGAACATGATCTGGATTTTTATGGAACGGCAGCAAACTGCCTCCAGATTAACCTTGAGAAGTTGTTCGAGAATGGCTTTAGCACCGGGCACGGGTCTATTCGCACGCCGCAGTCTATCCGCAATTACTGGTCTCTTCTGTGTATAGTTATCCAGGCTAATCAGAACGATATGTTTGGGGGCCAGTCCATCCCGGCGCTTGAGTATTATCTTGCCCCTGGCGTGTCGAAATCTTTCGCCCGTATATTGGCCGATACCATCATCGAGAGTATGGGAGCTCGCGACAAGTACGGTATGCATCACGCAAGGCGTTTCCGCGATGCGGCCATGGAGCGTATCTATCCCAAGTGCGGCAAGACCCTGATGTCCAATGAGGCCATCAAAGAGCTCTGTTCTCTCTGCGAGGAGTTCTATGGCGTTAAGCCAACAAAGCAGCAGGTGAACTCTGCTATCATCCAGGTGACAGACGAGTGTATGCAAGGTGCCGAGGCATGCATCCACAACCTTTGTACCATGGCGAGCAGAGCTGGCGCCCAAGTTCCGTTCTCTTCTGTGAACTACGGTATGGGAACGTCTATTGAGCAGCGTATGGTAATCGCGTGCATGCTGCAGGCACTTGATAATGGCCTTGGTAATGGCGAGACGCAGATATTTCCCATTCATGTGTTTCTCGTTAAAGATGGTGTGAACTACAAGCCTGGTGATCCTAACTACGATTTGTTCAGGAAAGCAATTGCAGTTACAGCACATCGTATGTTCCCCAACTACGAGTTTCTGGATTCGCCATTCAATTTGCAGTATTATAAAGAAGGTGAGCCGGATACCTACGTCTGTACGATGGGGTGCCGCACCCGCGTGATGGGCAACGTCAATGGCCCTGAGACTACCTCCATGCGTGGCAACCTGTCCTTTATCACGGTAAACCTGCCGCACCTCGCTCTCGAATCTGAAGGTAACATCGATACATTCTTCAAGAAGCTGGACGATACCATTGATCTCTGCATTGAGGAGCTTCTCTTCCGATTCCGCATCCAGGCATCTCGTCACGTGTACAATTACCCCATGCTCTTCGGAAACAAGATGTACATGGGTTCCGAGGACTTGAAGGATGATTCTACTCTGTTCGACGCTTACAAGCATGGTACTCTCACTACTGGCTTTGTTGGACTCGCTGAATGCCTTGTGGCCCTTATCGGGAAGCACCACGGAGAGTCAGCCGAAGCGCAGGAGCTTGGCTTGAGGATCATCGGCCATATGCGTGAGCGCATGGACCAGGCTACCGAAAAGCATCATTTGAACTTCTCTCTTATCGGCTCTCCCGCAGAGAGTACTGCTTCTTCGCTACTGCGCAAGGATCGAGAACGCTTTGGTGTTATCCCTGGTGTTACCGATAGAGAGTATTACACTAACTCCTCCCATTGCCCTGTTTGGTATAATATTAGCGCAAAAGATAAACTAGCCATAGAAGCACCTTACCACGCTCTTGAGAACGGAGGGCATATCGCTTATGTCGAGTTTGATGGAGATCCCACACAAAATCTGGAGGCTGTTGAGCGTATTGTTCGCTGGATGCATGACTTTAATATTGGTTACGGCGCTATTAACAGGGCTATTGATACTTGCACTGTGTGTGGCCATACCGGTATCATTAACGATATGTGTCCAAAGTGTGGCAATAGCGATGAAGGAAAAATTCAACGCCTTCGGAGAATAACAGGATACTTGGTGGGAGACAGGAACAAGCGGTTTAACGATGGTAAGCTTGCAGAAGAGCGTGATCGCGTTAAGCATAAAATATAGCTGTCAGGGGTATTTTTATACATGTATATCTAAACATGCCATCATTGTTACTGCTAACATCGTTAAGCACATTTTAACGCGTTTTTGATCATATTTTTGCTTGTGGGTGCCAATTGCGCTATGCGTTTTTGGCACCCATTTTTGTTATAAGGTATTGTCTGGAATTTCCCAGCTTTAAGGAGGATTTTATGGCTAAAATCGCAAGTTACGAGTTCAACTCTGTCGTGGACGGTCCAGGCATTCGTAACGTCGTGTTTTTTCAGGGATGTTCGCATCACTGCAAGGGTTGTCACAATCCACAGACACATGACCCTGATGCCGGACATGTCGAAAATTCAAAAAATATTGTTGAAAAGCTGCTGGAGGGCTTTACAAGGGATGAGATACCCCGTATCACTATCTCAGGCGGAGACCCCTTTTTCCAAGAGGACGCACTCACAAGGTTGTGCTTGAATCTCAAGTATGCCCGCCAGGACTGCAATATTTGGGTGTACACAGGCTACCTTTGGGAGAATGTCTGTCTAAGTCACGCCATACCGTTTATCGATGTGTTGGTAGACGGGCCATTTGTGCAGGAGTTGCGAACACTTGAACTCCCGTACCGTGGTTCTTCGAATCAGCGATTGATAGACTGCCATAAAAGTCTCGGGGCTGACAGGGTTGTCCTGTGGAAGCCCGACGAGACCGAACCGTCAGAACTTCTCAAGTGGCTTGAAAAGGCAGAGGAGGGGGATATCCACTATGGCAAAGGCAAAGAGGGTAAGACGTACAGTGCCGGAATTGTTGGTGTATTGGACTCAACAGGCGGCACTGGGCGACGAGAAGGCAAAGCAGCGGTTGGAGGCGACGCTGTTGAAGAAGATAGAGTCTGCCGAAAAGGCGCAACAAGCTAAGGCCGCAACTGGTAAGGCGACTGCTAATAAGGAAAAACCCGTAAAGCCGTTGGTCGGCGACAAGCTTACAAAGGAGCTGCTGAAACTCATACGCAAGCATTGCAGCGAGTGTATGGGTGGTGGCTCCGTAAAGATAGTCGATGGGCGGCACGTGGTTGAACCGGACTGCGAAATATCAACTTGTAATCTCTACAGGATTCGCAATGGAGAACTTGATATTACCTAAACCTGACAGCGATAGTCAGGAGTATAAGGATTACTGCACGCTTGCAAGTGTGTTTAACGAGGCATGCTGCCAGGCGGCGTATGGCAAGGGCAGGGAGAGACACAATCGTGATTGCAAGGAATTTCGTAAGCAGCCAATTATGACCATTACACGTGATGTTGGCTTGGGATTTCCTGTAGGACAGTGCTGCAAGAAGGCGGTTGAGGCCATAGGACTGCTGGAGTCAAAGGGGCCGGAAGCGGCGCGGAACGAGCTGCTGGGCGCTATAAATTATTTGGCGGCTGCAGTTCTGTACATAGATGAATCAACGAGCAATAGCACCGGGGAATAAAAATGTCTGATGATATCGCAATGGCGGATGTTTGTGAGGCTGTGGAATTAGGGAAGTCGCCGTTGCTTACCATTAAGGAAGTAGCGAAGATTCTCAGATGTACGCCGGGGCAGGTGAGGAATTACATACACCGCGAGGAGAATCCACTGAAGTGTGTGCAGTTTTCCCCCAGGCGGCTGTACGTTCTGAAGGAAGAATTGAATCGCTTTATCTTCAACAATGTAAACAGGTAGGCAGCGCCATGTTGGCCGAAACAGTGTTCACAGATGACAAGCAGCGAAAAGTTCGGGTGTTCCGGGAAGATAACCTTTTGCTGTTTGTTGCCAGAGACATATTGTCGTCTCTGGATTTCTCGCAAAAGGCTATCAACAATATTGGAAAATCGTTTTCCAGTGTTCCTGAAGAATGGAAGAGGTATCGTATCATTCCCACCAACAGCGGCAGGCAGACAGCACTGCTGGTGTCCGAGGCCGGAATGTTCTACTTCCTGTTCCGTAGCAACAAACCCAAAGCGCTTGGCTTCTCGAAGTGGGTAGCTCATCAGGTCACCCATTACACTGGCGCTGACACTTCCAACGGAGATTAACCAACATTGAATACAGCACAAATCGGGAGGGATTTGTGCGGAAACCTTGGGTATGTGTACGTCATTGCCGACAGGGAAAGAAATATGGTGAAGATAGGGCGGACCAAGGATCCTCGGCGGAGAACGAGGTCCGTCCTGTCAGCGGCTGGCATCAGCCCGGACAAGGCAATGGTGTATGTTACCCCTGTGGTACTTGACTACGCTTCCCTGGAGAAAAGTGCGCTCAAAAAGTTCTCCGGCAAGCGTACGAATGGTGAATGGGTTCGCTACCCGTTCTATACGGTGCGCAACTACGTTAAGCGGTGTAGCGATCAGATGACCGCAACCGAAGATGATATCCGTCGTGTACGCATGGAAGAAGAGATTGATGTTCACAATGCGTATGTGAGGGACTTCGCCAATTTGATTGGTATGTGCGGATAGGGGTGTTAAATGGTTTCACCACCTTACATTCATATCTATACGGTACTACTGGTGCCTGCCATATCGATGTGTGGGAGAGATTCTTCTATACATGCAAGAATGATCTGAAGAAATATCGTAATACCACACCAGTTTGTGGCATGGCAGCGTAGATAAAAATATAGGCGCATTACCGTACCCCATACGATAATGCGCCATTCAAAAAAGGAGATAAAATGGAACTCACAGATGAGCAGGCTATGGAAGCCGTGGAAATAGCGAGGAGAAGACTTACCGGTAAGCGCAAGGATATAATAGTGAGACACTTTGGTTCCAGAGACAAGCGTGAAGAGCCTCAGAGGCCGGTAAGTCTTGACGAGCTCACTTTTGATAACAGGAATTATATAATACCGCTGGTGATCCCAAATGACAGACATAACTCTTAGCGATGAGCAAAACAATGCCATAGATGCCATACTTGAGTGGTATCGCAGAGGTGGTACGGTGTTTACGCTTACCGGCTACGCTGGTACCGGAAAGACTACGGTTCTCAGTTACCTGCTCGAAAAGCTGTCCGACAAGGTAGCAGTTGCCCTTTGCGCCCCCACCGGAAAGGCTACCTCGGTGCTGAGGTCAAAGATGGGTCCGTACTGCAAGGTCAAAAGTATAGCTACTCTGCACAGGACCATATATTACCCACCGGAAGAAACAAAAAATAATAACCTGCTTTTTACAAGCAGAAAACATATACCGGCAGACATGCTCATCATTGATGAAGCATCGATGCTAAACCAGGAGATACTCTGGGATGTGCTCAAGCTGAATGTGCCTGTTGTCCTTATAGGTGACAGCTTCCAGTTGCCACCGGTATCTGGCACACGCATAGATGTTCTCGACAACCCTGACGCAAGACTTACGAAAGTCTTCCGACAAGCACTCGATAACCCCATCATCAAGGCCGCTACCATGGTTCGTGAAGAGGGAAGGCTTCCGGACGTTGGTTTGCATAAAACATCGTCAGGAGCGTGTGGCGTGTTTCCCGCGTACGCAGGCGCAAAGTACGCTCAGGCATTCTTCAAAAACATAGGCAAGTCCAACACCACGCTTCTGTGCTACACAAATAGCAGGCGCCAGCGTTTGAATATACAGATGCGGGACAAGCTTGGTTACACTGGTAACGTTCAGGTAGGCGAGAAGATAGTTGTATTGAGAAACACGCTTGGAGGATCACTGTACAACGGAGAGGTGCATAAGGTTCTCAAGATAGGTGAGATTAAGGATCTGGATAGAGATGTGTTCGTTAACGCCAATACGATGGTAGTGTGGCTGGAGGGCTGCCATGAGTGGGTACCGATAAATGGGGATGGTCTGGAGAGCACGTCTTTTCCGAAAGTCACTCCAGATACCGTGCCTGTCCAGTATGGATACGCGTTGTCAGTGCACAAGGCGCAGGGCAGTGAATGGGACAATGTGGTCCTGTATGCTGACTACAAGCCAGGTAAGGTATCCGAAGAGGAGTACACTCACTGGCTGTACACAGGTGTAACCAGAGCGAAGAAGAATCTGCTGGTAATAAGGTAGGCCGTATGATCATTTTGCTCATACTGTTGCTCAGCTTCTTTGCAGTAGGTCTTGCCTCATTGGTTACCGATTCATCACCAGTAGAGGACATAGTAGCATTTATTGTGTCGTGCGCTGTCTTTACATGGTTTTTCTGGAGTGAAATTGAAAAATGTTTGACTTTGCTATCAATTTCATAGGGATACTGCTGGTGCTTACAATTACCAGTGTGGCGTGGTGGACCATCTTCTGGTGGTGTGAGCCAACGGACACAACGTTTTTCAAGTTTCTGACTTTTGTAGCAGTTATATCGGCAGCAATGGCACTTTTACTAAGTGTTGTAAATTGAGGGTAATAACATGAGAGCGTTGATCGTTATTATATTGCATGTATGCAGCATAATAACAGTACCTGCATATACAGAAGCTTTTGAGTTTAACAACAAGCATAAAGTCGAGGAAAGCAGAGATACGAAAAAGCGTGAGCGATTTCGTATAGTTTGTATAGATGGATACAAGTTTGTGGAGAGTAACGTCAGATTTCCCGAGTGGCCTGTTGTTCAGCTCTGGGAAAACACGCCAAATGGCCCAAGGCCAGCTGTATGCACAGAGAGGAGGAGATAGGTATGGAAAGGTATATATACGCGGGAGAAGGCCCCGAAAACGATGCCTTCATGGAAGATCTCAGGGACAGGGTTGAGCAGTGCAGGCAGGCACGCAAGTCTCTCAAGGAAGACTATGGTGCTGATGGTCTGTACATTGAGGGCAATGAGATTATGGGCCTGGCCTTTAATGAACGAAAAAACCTGCCTTATCTGAGGGGGGAGATAGAGCTTGGCGGTGGATATGGATATCTCCCCAGAAAGGGAGACAAGGAAGGAAAGAAACTCGCCAACAGGATTGAGCAGGAGAAGATGCTGCACTTCGATCCGAGCAAGTATATTATGGAAAAACTGGGAGTAAGAAGAGATTCCTATGAAAGAGGGCGTTGGTATTGCACTGTCGCTGGATACACTACGAAACGAGTGATGGTGAAAATACCAGGTCCAAAGGATGAGGAGTTCCCTGTTGTGCCTGACTGGATGAGGGAAATCACTCAGTCCGAATGCGACAGGCTGTATGCTGAAGAGGGCTAGCAATGCTGTGCGATACCGGAGACTGGTATTATACGCTTGAGATCATAGGCTACCGTGCCGAGGGCTTGGCGCTTGTACTTGAGCGTATGCGGAGCGGAAAGTCAGCCATTGAGGCTATCGAAGAGATAGCCAGGGAGTACCTCGATGGTGTGCGCCTGGGGATGGCTGTAGGAAACGGGCCGGAGACGTATCGAAAAGTGCGCAAGGTACTAGATGGCGTTAAGCAGCTCAAGACACAAAACAAGGAGGGTATCTGATGGAATACCAGTACTATGTTGGTGAAGGGAAGTACAACGATCTTTTGTACTACAAGGCTACGTACCTGAATCTAAAGCACAAGGAAGCGTGCGAGCGCCTTATAGCGGACTATTGCTCTCCTGAGCGCTTCAGATTTGATGACAACAAGGTGGCTATCTTTGCCTACAGTAGACCTGTCGAACATGAGGCGCTGAAATTTGATGGAATGTGTGAGGAAACAGGACAGTATCTGTACAGACCTTCAAAGAAAACGCTTGAGGGATTGAAGCTTATTGCCCGTCTTGAGATAGACCAGGACCTTAGTTTTGATATATCGAAGTACATACTTAAGGAACTCAACTGGAACTACTTCCACTACGTCGATGTAGAAAACGAATGCGTATATAATGCGTCTGCTGGATACTGGGACGGAAGAATACTGGCTATTGTTCCTGTTGAAGACAAAACCGATGGACCAATAGGCCCGCTGTTTATGCGTGAGGTAAACCGCGAGGAATACGAGAAGATATGTGGTGGGATATAGGACTTATCGTAGCAGGCATACTGTTTTTGGTAATCACGGTGCTAGGGATGACAATAGGGTACGTCAATATTATTCACTCGGAACGTGATGCTGAAAAACTCCTTAACGTCTGGCTTGTGCTGGCACCTATATTTTGCGTGTTGATGTTCACATTGCTGTTTACAGCTAAAATGGCTGGTAGGTTGGCAGGATAATAGAGGTACTTCTATGTATGTAATTGCTACAATAGCAGCTGTTGTCCTTTTGATACAGAGTTCATGGAAAATTTTCGTAAATAAAGTGTATGATATACTTGATGTAGTTGCATGCATATGCGCACTATACCTTGCCATACATTTTGCAATAAAATCAATAGGTTGATATATGACAGTGGTTATTGACTTTATATTTGCTGTATTGATTGGCATCGGTATTACGGCTGCTTACATTTTATTCACATCAAGTCAGGATGAAGAAATCGAGAAGAAAATAGAAGTTCGCAGAAAGCTAATTTCTAGAATGCCACATATATTTGTAACATTATCTAAAAAGACATATCGCATAACATATAATAGTGACGGAGACATATTGGATCTTAGGAGGAATTAAAATGGTTGGAACAGTATTATTAATAATTGTGTTTATCATTCTGTGCTTCTGCAAGGTACGCATAAACGTACACGTTCGTGGGGCTACGCCGAAGGATGATGAGAGTCCGGTGTTCCCGGCGCACGAAGTGATGAACTACAAGGTAGTGGAGATTGACAAGGACAAGTATATTGCTGTCTTTGACAATGACGGTAAGCCTGTTACTTTGATACCGCATCAATAGTTTTGTAGAGGAGGGTACGAAATGATAGAGATAACAGGAAAGTACTCAACAGCAAAGATATTTACAGATGAGGTGGACGGTGAGTCCATCAAGCAGGTGCAGCTCTTGTGTAACCAGGAGTTCACTGAAGGTAGCCGTATCAGGCTGATGCCGGATATCCATGCAGGCAAGGGCTGCACTATCGGTACTACCATGACGATTACCGATAAGGTAGTCCCCAATCTTGTCGGAGTGGATATCGGCTGCGGAATGTTTGTCGTGAATCTTGGCGCAGTGGACCTTGATTTTGAGAAGCTGGACCAGGTTATCCGCAAGTATGTACCAGCGGGCTTTTCCATACATGATCATGTTCCATGCCCTGAAGTGCAGGACATGCTTGATGGACTTGTATGCAAAGACCATGTGGATATGGACAGGGCTGCCAAGAGTGTCGGTACTCTCGGTGGTGGGAACCATTTCATCGAGATCGACAAGGATGAAGAGGGATCTCTGTATCTGGTTGTGCATTCCGGCAGCAGGCATCTTGGTTTGCAGATAGCCAACTACTACCAGCAGTTGGCTATCGAACAGTGCAGCGCCAAGGTACCACAGGAGTTGGCGTATCTGACGGACTCCGCATTTACCACATATCTCAATGATATGCGTGTCGCTCAGGAATACGCAGTGCTGAACAGAGAGACAATTGTCAGGAGTATACTGTTCAATATGTTCGGCATGGAAGCGTTGCCCACAAACAACTTCACCACAATTCACAACTACATCGACATGAAGAACATGATTCTTCGCAAGGGCGCAGTGTCTGCACAGAAGGATGAGCTGTTCCTTGTACCAATCAACATGCGAGATGGCAGCCTTATCTGCAGGGGCAAGGGTAATGCAGACTGGAATTACTCGGCTCCCCACGGCGCAGGCAGGATTATGAGCAGGAGTCAGGCCAAGAAGAAGTTGAGCATGGCAGAGTTTCAGCGAGAAATGGCCGGTGTGTACTCAACCTCAGTAAAGCAGACAACTCTGGACGAAAGTCCGATGGCCTACAAGGGCATGGACAATATACTTGCCAACATTGGTCCAACTGCTGATGTGGTAAAGGTCATCAAGCCAGTGTACAGTTTCAAGGCCGGGTAGGGGCATTTAGATAAATTAAAAAGGGGCAGCACATAAAAATGCTGCCCCTTTTATTTTTGAGGAATTGATTCCTTAAACTTTCATTTTTTGGAAGTTTTTGGAATCAACTCCTCTTTTATTTTTCTTACCGCCTGGCCAAACGCATTCCCGATGCGTGGCATAGCGAAATGGTTTATGGCCGCATTGGCTACATAGGTGGCGTAGGCAGGGATGAGGATTTTTTTAGCCGAACGATTGGCGAACTCAGAGCCTTTCACCTTGCGAAGAGCGTTGTAGCCTCGTACGGATGCCTGACCTTCCTCAAACATTCCGAGACCGGTCGCTACCCTGGCGAAGTTGTCAGCAAGGCTGTAATCACCGGAATCGTTATCCTTACCTTCAAGTCCACGCAGAAACCCAGTGGCTCCACGAATGTGACCGGCATTATGATGTCCGATTCCAGCGGTTATCTTGGCTGAAAACAGACGCAAACTCTTGTTTTTGGGATTAAGAATACTGGTGGCGTGGCCGAGCTCGTGCGCTGCGTCAGCCGTATTCCTAATGTGGGCAGTGTTTGTTTCAGGATTGTAGTGTGGAGCAGGTACACGCGATGTCGGATCAAGAACGCTTTTTACCCGGATATCCTTCTTGTCTGCCTTGAGTGTAGCGTAGACTTTCTTGATGTCCCTCGTGGACAGTTCAAGGTCCTTGCCTGGGTTGACCATATTACGTGTTACGTATCTACCAGTCTTTCGCCCAGCAGCGCGAGCGCCATAATATGCCCCTACACCAATCGTTGCGGTCTGCGCTATTTCAACGTTGGTTTTATCGTCTTTCAATCCCATATACTGTTATCCTATATCCACATAATCTGTAAGCTTGAGTTCACCAGCGTAGTACGCTTTCCACGCAGCTTCAACATTAGCGAACTTGTGTATCTTTGCTCCAGCAGGCTTTGGTTTTCCGATATTTGCCGTTGCTTTGTACAGACCTATGATTGGTTCTCTGGTGGGAGATTGCACAATAGCGTTCGGTACCTTGTCGTTGAATACCTGGTGAGATGGGAACAGCTTCTTTGCGTCTTCCACGGCCTCGTCTGTAACAGGAACATGAATGTTGACGGCATCACCATCGTAGTCTGCGTTGAGGCCCTTTTCCCATATTGAGTTGACGCAGACGTTTTTGCCTTTGCGGAGCAACGGCTTTGCAGCAACCATAGAATGTCGCCACAGTGAAGGAGCACGATTCATAATTACAGGACGCTTTTCCAGCTCGGCCTGCAATATCTTGGTTGCCACATCGTTTCGCTGTTCGATGGCCTCTTCTGCATCGGCCATGGAGTACCCCATACGAGACATCTCTCGAATAACAAATGGCTTGTACATACCCCAGGCGATGTCTTCGGGAAGTCCAATCTCGTCCAGTCCTAATGAGACATCAGGCGAAATTGTGGCTCGACCAGACATATTCATGCGGCCATAGATACATTTTTTATAAAAGTATCCAGACTTTGGAACATCTCCGGCGATAAACTTGATAGCGCCCTTCACATTACGGTTTCTCTGCATGGCGCTATCGGGGGCAAGCATACCGGTAATCTCGCCGATACGCTTGTACAGTGCCTCTCGCTCCTTGCGTATGTCATCATGGTCAAGACCGGCTTTCAGGACATCCTTGAAGCTGTTGCTCTGGAGAACCAGGTCCTTGTAGAAGTCGTTGGTATCACCGCTCATAATGTCACCAGTTCGGCTGATGACAACGGGTCTGTGTATGGGAGGCGTTACAGGGAACTTTGTCAGAACGTAGGCGTCTCCGGCTTTCATGTTGTTCTGGTCAAGGGCTCTGAGTGTCTTTACACGCTTGACCATATCATCAAGTTCAGTCTTCTTTACCTGATTGTTATGGAGAGCGTCCTCGGCTTTCTTCAGTTCTTCCTTGATATCAAGGGCGTTCAGCCTGTCCTTTATGTACTTGCCGCCCTTGTCCAGGCAAAGCTCCTCAAAGTCCTTGGAGGAGAGCCCAAGTAACCTGCGTGCCGCTCCCTCGAAGACGGGATTGACTACAGGTTCGGGGAGGGTGATGTGTCCCCATTTGGTTCCCTTAAGACCACCAAAGATGGCCTCGTCAAACAGGCCGTCCTTTGAGGGGTGCTGAAGGTCAACGGCATCAAGTCTTTTTGCTGTCTTGAGCTCGCCACTGCTTAGCTTCTCGATATCCTTGTCGGTAAGCGGAGCGGCAACCAGTTCGTCACCCCTGCGCTCAACGTTGATGCCAGCCTGCTTCAGAATGGACAGAAATCTGGTGAAAGTCTTCTTCTCGGTGGGGAAGTTCGGCGTGGCTCCGGACTGGAACGCTCGCCAGAAGTCGGAGTTTTTCGAGCTGCGGAGCATGGTTCCTTCGCGGAGCAGAGCTCGTACATTTGAGGCCAACAGGGCATTGATTTCCATACCGCCCATACCTTTCGGTCCGGTTGCTCCACTGCCTGTGGGAACTTCATCCTGATCATAGCCACCTTCAATACCGCGAGCCGCAAAGTTGGTATCGGTCGTCTTGAAGAGCTTTTGCATGTGCTGCACGCCGACGAAGACACCGGGAATCTTCTTGCCCGTCTCAGGGTCGAACAGCGTTTCCTTGTCCTTGACGCCGTTCTTCTTCATCTCGTTCTTTACGAACTCGACGGCATCAGGCATCGAGTAGTTCTCTATGTCGTATGCCTTTCCGGTTTTGAGGGCTATTTTTCCAAGGGCAGATTCCAAAGTCTGGGCAGGGTTGATGCGCGAGATAACGCCAGCAGAGGTGAGCACCAGATCTAGCGGCCTGCCTTCCTCATCCCTGGGCATCTTGTCGGTGGGCACAATGACAGAGCACACGCCCTTGTTGCCATAGGATCCGGCAAGCTTGTCGCCTATCTGCAGGGGTTTGCGCATTCTGAGGACAACAGTGATGAGCTTGTCCGTTTTGAAGGTATCGGTGACTTCAGCCTCGTAATGATCCTCGTACTTCTCCGCCAGATCCCTGTACGGGTGCATAAGGGATTTGTTGAGCTTGCCCAGGATCTGGTTGATACGGCTGTCCGTATTGGACTCGATGGCCAGCACCAGCGGATCGCCCTCATGTACCTTCGTGCCCTTCTTTACGATACCATCCGCATCCAGATTCGCGAGTTGCTCTGTAGTGAAGTTGGTAGGAAAGGCAGCAGTGTAGTGGTCCTTGCCGAGGATCATGTTGCGGGTAATCTGAACGAATATCTTGCTGGCATGGATGGAGGTCATCTTTTGCGCGGCAGCTTCGCTCACCACAATGGCGTCTTCGTGATTCAGGCCCTTGTAGGGCATGTACGCAACCAGCAGGTTCTTGCCTGTTGTCAGCCAGCCATCCTTGGAGAAGTTTGAATTGGCAAGAGGTTGCCCCTTCGTTACCTTGTCTCCAACTTTTACCGTGACGGTATTGGTGAGGAACGTCTTTGAGGCCAGCGGCATGTCCTTTACATAATCTACCGGCCATGTTTTCCCTGTGGTGTCCTTTATATAGATAAAGTCCTCGTCCACCCTGGTAACTGTCCCATCGGCAGGCGCCACGGGAACAGTGCCGTAGCCAAGCTCTCTGAGCACGCTACCATCCCGGAATGAATCCGATTTTGTACGTACGAGACGAACGTCTGGATCCTCCAGGGGCAGAGCCTGCTGCACATGCTTGTCACCCATCAACAAACGGTTGCCCTGGTTGCTGGGCATAAAGGGTATGCTGTTGGTGGTGAAGCTGGTAAGATCTGCTGGATCGTCTATCTGGTAATCCAGCTCGGAGCGTCTGCACTTTACCAGATCACCACGGTAGGTGGCATAGACGATATCATCACGCTTCTTGTTCTTGAGGTATTTGGGGTCAGGGAAGCCAACCCTTTTGTCGTACAGATCGATAGCTCTGTGGTAACCTATCTGATTTGTCTTGCAGTCACGCAGTTTCTTGTAGAACTCGTGGTCAGATCCCTTGGCGGCATTGATGGTAGCGTGCACGTCAATACCAACCTTGAAGGATTCAGGCGCTGCGATAGGGTCGATAAGGCCGGCGCTTGAGTAGGTAACACCACGGGTAGAGAAGGGCACAGCTCTTTCACTGGAGATAGCCCCCTCGCCAAGCCTCGTGATGATCGAGGCAGAGTCCATGAACTCCATCGGGTTGATTTGCGAGGGTAAACGCGAAAGGGACGATGAGGTCAAAAAGCTGCGTATGGGCTGAGAAAAGACGCTGGAGTTGAAATTCGTCTTGAACTTTTCCGGATGCTTCAGCTCGAAAGTGTCCAGCGCCTTCTTTATCTTCGGGCCTATCTCTTTCGACTTCTCGATTACTTCGGCGAGCAGATCCTCCACACCGTAGACTTTCTGGAACTCCAGATGATCTCGTTCGTCAACATCAGCCTCGCCTTTGTAGACATCCATGATTTTGCGCATGGCGCGCAGGATGGTTACGACACCGACAGATGTTTGCGGAATACCAAGAGTTACCTTTGTGGTCTCCGGGTCCATCTTCGTGTTGGCAAAATATCCACGGATGGCTTCGTCCTTTTCGGCGGAATTGATGTGCTCGTCTGGCCCGGTATCCTTGTAGCGTACCAGCTTGTTGAAGAGAAGGTTGCGAGCCTTCGCTATCTGGGATTCTGTGGCTGCCTCACGATTCCTCTGCCAAAGCTCGGTCCCGATGGCGTTTTCCTCATCGGCTCGCTTGGCGCCGAGTATGTCCAGAAAAGCGAACACAGGAAATGTGGACCCGAGGATGTCCATCTTGAAGATACCTGTCTTGGGGTCCATGAGCAGTTTGAAGTTCGCTCCCTTCTCCAGGTTGAAGGCGCTTTCGAGTTCATCGTTGCCTCTCTTGCGGGTATAGACACCAGACTTTGTGCGCATCTGTGAGACTACCGAATACTCGTTGCCGTCTACCATCATCGTGTAGCGATATGTGTAGTAGGGCAGCGTAGCCAGCAGGTATTTCTTAAATGTTGCGACAACCTTGCCGGTCTTCTTGTCGGTTATGGTGAGGTCGCCATATATGCGAGAGTTCTTGTTGCCCTTGGTCAGCACAACCTTCTTCTGCTGGTCGTGGGAGATTTCACCGAAGACAGCCTCTACATTGGAAACATCAGCTGTATACCGCTCACCCTCTACAGGAAACTTGCTCTTGATGGCCGCTGCTACCTTTTCGTGGATGGCATTGCGGATCTCGTATGGGTAGGCAACTATCTTGCGAATAGAGACATTATTGGGCATTACTTTCAGCCTTTTTCTCTTGCTCAGGCAGCATGGCGTAGTACAGGTAGATGTGGTAGTCGCCCATCTTGTCGAATGTGCCTGTGCGCTCGAATACAGCTATGTCTCCTGGTTTGTTCAGGTATCCACCACAGCGCAGGGATTTCGTGAGTATGTACTCGGCTATAGCGCAATCGCCTGGGTCGGACAGATTTCCAGTGTACATCTTGATAACTGTATCCTTCGGGAATGGTGCTTCCGTATATCTGGAAGAGAAGGGATTACCAAATCCCTCAAGCTTGTCGTCTGTTACTGTAGCTACATCGCTCATTTTTTAGCCAAGCCCCTCATATCATCTGTAAGTTGCTGTTTCATATTAGAGATTGCGGCAAGGTATTCGTCTATCGAAGTATCTCTTGTATTGAGAAGCTTTTGCCACATCCTGGGCGGAAGCTTGGAGTGATATTCTTCGATGGTGATATTTCGTTGATCTTCAGGCAGGTCTATATGTGAATGGTATCGGGCTCCGCGCCCCTCAACCTGCTGTATCTTGGATCTATTAAAATGTGGCTCCAGTATCTGCAGAAGCCTTGTCCCTTTGAGGTCAAGTCCTTCACTACCAGATGAGGACAACAACAGAATTTTCTTCCCACCAGGGGTGTTGTAATCAGCAACGAGTTTCTTTTTCTGCTCTGCATCTAGCCCACCAGTAAATACAATAGGTTTCAGTCCGTGTTTCTGCAGTATCTTCTCGTAGGGAAGAATGCCAGCATCAAGGAAGTTTGAGTATGCAACACCTCTGAAGTTGTCTGTCTTATTGGCGGCTCTGGCCATGCGGTCAGCAGCAACTCTAAGTTTTTCGCTGTCGAACGGGTCAGCATTGACCTGATGGTGAGATATGGAGTTGGAAGCCTGGCGGATGCCAGTCGAGAAGGCATTGAGATTGGTGGCTTCCCGTAGGCTCATGGGCAGATTGTTGCGAACCTTTTTGCGTAGCGGCGAAGGTATTTTGTTTTCAAGATACCTGTACAACTCTACCTGGTGAGGAGACATTTCTGTGTCTATAACCTTGCGGTATATACGAGGAAAGTCAGCGCTGTCCTTGGGAGTCTCGTACACATCAATGTATCTGTCGAGAATATTCTTCAATCTGGGACGATTTTTGATTTTCCACTTGTCATCGTCAACATAGTTGCTGATAAACTCTTTACGGTCACGGGGAACTTTTGCATCACTGTCCATCAGTGATATGAGGCTCATCATGTCCGATGGGTGGTTGTATCCGGCAGTCCCGGTAAGCATGAGAACCTTATCTGAGTTGTCAAGAACAGGTTTTAGACGAGAAGTGAGTGATGTGCCGCTGTTTCTCAGTTTGTGTGCCTCATCAAGAACTATCAGCTTGTACCTAGTGTCTTTGAGCTTGTCTGCGAGGTTACGGGCCTTCTCGTAGCTGTAGACATCGACCTTGCCCGGATATTGCAGGCCATGCTTCACGCGCTCCTTTTCGAAGTTCGTGGTGAGTGAGGCCGGAGCAATCCATAGGGCTCGGTCATCCTTATTTTGCAGAGCCTTGCTTAGAGCTGACAGTGCTGTGTAGGTCTTGCCAGAACCCGTAGAGTGATAGGCGATAACACCACGTGGACTCTTCTTCCCGTACAGTTTATCAATAACTCGTTGTTGGTAGTCCTTAAGGGCATCTGGCATACATTACCCCTGTACCGATTGTGTCTGGGCAGTCTGCGCCATCTGGGCTGCCTGCATTGTTCGCATCTGCTCAAGTTGTTTGGATACCAGTGCCCACATAACGTAGTCCTCGTTCTGCAGCTGTGACAGCTGAGATTTCCTTTGTTCATACGGAACAGACAGCATCTGGTTGGCTATCTGCTGGGCCTGAGCAATCATCTTCTGCTGATTGTACTGACTCGGCATACCCGTCTGCGATTCCTCAACCTGCGATTTGACCTGGTTGGACAGGCTGTTGAGCTGCTTGTTGACCTCTTCCTGTACTTCCTGTTGCATAATCTGGTCGGAAACGGTGTCGGACTTGAGCAGCTCCTTTTCCCTGGCGGGATCGATGTTGAGGCTCTCAAGGATGGTTGTGCGGGAAACTGTACCGTTGGCGGCGAGCTGCATGAGCATCTGCTTGTTCATTATGTCATCGGCAAGCTTGAACGGTACGAGGGAAGGATAGGTATACTCCATACCGGTATGCGCGTTGATGGCGTCAATGACCCAGCGCATGAAGCGTTCCATTTCCCGAACGTGTGGGGTAAGCTGGTTCTCAAGAATTCTCAGTCCAATAGCGCTTGCCTGAATGCTGGCGTCACAGGTGAGCAGTGCTGGCGGGATGTCCAGCGCCATTGTCATTTCAACGCGGGCGTCCTTGATTTCCTCGATGGGAGAGAGCTGGCGTCCCTGTGAGCCAATATTGACGAGCCCGGTAGGATAGGGTGCTGTCATCACGTAGTTCGGATCAAAACGCCATCTTTCCAGCGCCTTGTTGACCTCTTCTCGCCACCTCTTGAGTGACGTGCCCACAGCAGGGTCACTTGTGCCGGACGATTGCGGGAACAAAATGCGCTGCGGAGTGATGTGTTCCATACCAATGGCCTCTGAAGCCCTTCGAAGCACAGCTATGTACATATAGATGCGCAGGGTGGACATCAGCTGGGAAATTCCCCATCCTGACTGATAACCAGACAAGCTGGGCATTTTGGCGTGATAGAAGTTGGGACCGAACTTGATGTTCTTGTCCTTGAGGGCGCCTTCGATGAAAATCTGAGGTGTGTCCCGGAAGATCGTCTTGTCGCCTTGCTGTATGCGTTTTGTCAGTTCTTCCGGCATCTGGTAGTAGTACTCTGTAGTGCCGGTGATGGGGTTCTGCACAAGATTGATGCTCTTGGGATCCCACCTCACGATAACGATCTTGCTGGGGTCATTGAGCTCCTCATCGTGCAGTTTGGCAAGTTGCCAGCCACAGTTTTTACACTTTACCTCTATTTTCTGACGGCGAACCCGGAAAGTCGAGTTGTCGATAGCAGTACGCTCATTGCAGTGTGAACATTGTATAAAGCGTTTGAACGGCATGTATACTGTGCGGAAGACATTGCCGTAAATATAGAAGTCAGTATTGAAGTCCATGAGGATGGACTTCATGTGGATATCATCGAGAAGCTTTTTGGTCTTGTCCCGCATCTTCTCTGGCTGGTCCTCAAACGAGAAATCTGTGATGGGGTAGTGGACAAGCTTGCGTATGGCGTTTGCTACCGTAGGCATGGAGTTGTAGACCACTTCACACCACCGGAAGAGATCCTTGATATTCTTCGGCAGCATCTCCGACAGGTAGTCAAAGTGAGGATTGCCGTATAAACGTGAGTATTTGTTATTAGGATAGACTGTCCGACCAAGAACGGGTGATATGATTGGAGTCTCATTTGCCATAACGCTTTTATTCCTTCGAATGCTCTGAGTATACTACATAAATTATGTTGTAAAATAAATAGGCAGTAAATATTAAGGGGTGTTTTTTGTTATAAGTATATACAAGTAAAACCTGAAGGAGGTTTTATATATGCCTGTATTGGAGTATGATTCTATTGCCAAATCATTCTGGTTCAGGTACGATAAAGACCTGATCGGAATGGCAGGCGCCACAGTCGATTTAAGAGGTGGCCGACGATATGTGTTTGGGGATGTGTCTCCAAAAAACTATCGCAATATCAAGTTGTTCAAAGAGTTATTCAGGGGAGATGCGAAAGCCACTCCTGAAGCCAAAAAGCGTATCGCCGCAATAAAGGAGGAGCAGGAGAAAAATTACGTTCAGGAGTACATGGATCTGTTTGCCGGCAAGCCGTTCGAGCATCAGATGAAGGCCGTGGAGGCCATGCAGAAGAGCGACCGGCTGGCACTGTTGTTGGAGCAGGGACTGGGAAAAACGTACATATCTCTTATGTCCCTGAGAATGTTCAAGAAAAGGGATGGATATCTCAGGGCGCTGGTTATGTGCCCCGCCATTGTGTTCGACACATGGCTTGCCGAGGCCGAGAAGTTTACGCCGGAGCTTAAGATTATTCCCTACAAGGGCGACCTACAGGCAAGGCTTGAGGTGCAGCGCCGCATAAAATGCGGTGAAAGTTCCAATAAATACCGCGATAATTGCGGCGATAATTGCGGCGAAAATTGGGACATAATACTAACCACATATGACATGCTTAGGGACCCGGACAACAAGAGCAAGCTTATCTACAAGGGGCTTGCCTGGGAAATGGTCCCTGCGGATGTTCGCGAGAAGCTGGTAAATGCGCTGTTCGCCGACGATGCCAAAGCCAGGGAAACACTTCTGACAGACAGCTCGAAGCTTGCGAAAACCAGGCGCAATACCTGGCTCAATGCCTGCGGCAAGCTGTTCAGGGACATCGATCCTAAAAAGGAGGTAGAGCGGGCGATGGTGGCTGCCTTCCCGGAGATAGCCAAGGAGATAAAACTCTATAATTCATTGATATCACAGATAATAAAGGCTGACAGGGCGGAGGAGTTTTTCAACAGCCTAGACTTGTCGGTGACGATATTCGATGAGGCCAGCAGACTGATAAATCATGCTTCACACACGGCGAAAGCGATGGAGGGCTTGAAGAGTCATCGTGTGTACCTGCTGTCGGGAACACTATGCGTGGGAAGACCGACAGATATGTATATGCCCATGCGTATACTGGATACATCTATATTCAGCATGAACTGGTGGCAATTCAGAAACAGGTATTGTATCACCAGCAGCTACAATGCGAATATCATCACTGGCTACAAGAACGTTGACGATATCAAGGCACGTATAGAGCCGTTCATAATCAGCTACAAACGTGATGAGTGTTTTGACATGCCGGATAGAACTATAGTCACATGCTACTATCCGATAGGTGATAAGGTTCGCGATTTGTACAACGGTATCATCACCGCAGAGGATTACGTCAAGATTGGCAACCGTAGATTGTTCTGCGGTATGGACATTCAGAAGATTCAAAAATGCCTGCAGGTGCTATCCGGATTTGTTCATATCACGCCTGGCACAGAGCATTGTGGCGAGTGCGGAGATGAGCAGATCGAGAAGTGTATGGACAAGGGCGTCATACCTTCGAGCCCCAAATGTCCCAGACACAACGAGTTCAGGGAGAGCGAGATCGACATAGATCTTCCTCTGTCCGAGAACCCAAAGCTGGCCATGCTGGAAAATGACCTGAAGGACATCACTCCTTTCGAGAAGGTAATAGTCTGGGCGTGGTATCAGTATGACCTCGCGGAGATAGAGAAACTGCTGAAGAAGCTGAAAATCAGATACATAACGGCTGACGAATCGAAATGCGCTCAGCGATTCGAGGCTGATGACAATATACGAGTGTTTCTTGGTCAGACCATGCAGGGTATCGGAATCACACTCAACTCCGCTACCACCATGATTTACTACTCGCATGGTACGGCTCTTGAGCCAAGGCTGCAGAGCATGGATAGAAACATGCGCATAGGGCAGACCAGGAAGCTGGTGGTGAGGGACTACGTATGCCGTGGCAGTGTTGAGGAAGCGATAGTTACGCTGCTGCAGCACAAGGATGATGTGCACGCGTTTATGCAAAAGGACACCAGGTGCATCATGTGTGCCGCAAACTATGCTGAATGCAGGGAGAAGGGCATCAGGCAATATGCAAAGGGCTGTATATATTGCAATGAGTTGCAGGCAGCACAGGAAAAGAAAACTCTTGGGCTAAAACTTCTGGAGGATTAGGTATCAGATGAAAAAGATAAGAGTTATCGTTACAATCACAACAATAATAGATGACAGCGTTTACTCGGATACGGGAGATTACTTATACGAAAATGCTGAGCATCTTGAAGACACAGTTATTGATGCGTGCACGCAGGCAGGTTGGAGAGCTGTTACTTATGGAAACACAAGAGACGCTAAGGAGGAGAAGGGAATATGAAATTTTCAACCAAGGCGTACATATGGTTTAATCTTAAACTGTACTCATATTCAGACAGAGCGGACAAGTTCATAAAGTATATTATAAATGAAGGAAAACTTGTTGCCATAGGTGATAGCTTGTATGGATGCCCAGCCCATGCGTTTGTGCAGGTGGGAGACAAGGTGTTTGCGGTATGGATAGCAAATTACCCATACGCGGATCTTAGCGATGTATATGAGGTAGCAAGGGACGGAGTATTTGCGGAGAAGTACATATACACAAGAGAGCGACCATCACGAAAAACACAGATAGCGTTCTGGGAGTGGATGGAGAAGCAGGTTTATGTCTCGTTTAGTGGTGGTGAGGTGGCAGTAGCGTCTGATAACACACATGAGAGCTGGGACAAGAAAATACGGGATATCTACAAGGAGATAGACAATGGAAATGGAGATTAGGGACCTCGACAACGCAATCAACTACCTGTTAAACAAGGCACGGGACGCTTTCCCCACACCTTGCTCTGTCAACGAGGCGGATATCAAGTACATTTTTGACAGGAAAGCAGGTTCGCAGGAAGTGTGGACAGAATGGGTCAATACGCTGCTTGCGCTTGTCGGTTGGCTCATGCGTAACCAGTACCTGCGCGGCAAGTATAAGAACAACGGGTACGGAAAGTTCTGGGCTACCTATGAAATTACGGACAAGGGTCTGGACTTTATGGATATCGGCAACACTCCTCTGAACGCAATGCTGCGCAACAGGGTTTACAAAGATGAATATGGCATAGAGGAGGAGGGAGGTTTTTAATGGAGGTAGGCATATACGAACTTCCAAAGGGGTATCTGTCTGCCAGCGCCATTGATACCTTGCTGAAGTGCCCGAAGATGTACGAGTTCAAGTATATAGAGAACCGTACCAAACCGCAGAACAAGATGTTGGCTATGGGCTCCATCACACATGCGGCATTCGAGACGTATTACAATGATGTCCTGGAACACAAGAACGAAGAGCGTCTTACCGGCAAGCAGATGGTTGAGTTGACCATGGACGATGTAATGCCCACATGGTTTGAGGAGAAGGAGACGGACATCAAGCCGGAAGAGAGGGACGAGATCGAGGAGGTTGTTCCGAATATCGTCGAGAACTATGTGGACTGTGTTGGCTCCACAATAACGCCGCTGGGTGTTGAGCAGGAAATCGACTTTACCATGGAGTGCCAGGTGCCCATGAAGGCATACCTTGACCTTGTGCGTGTTGTTGATGACGGCAAGGGCCTGGTAGACTACAAGATCTCGGGCAGAGCGTGGCAGATGTCCAGGCTGCAGAACTCTCTCCAGTTCATGCTGTACACCTATCTTACCGGAATAAGTGATGTTCAGATTCAGAATATCGTGAAGCCAGCTTCCGGAAAGAAAGTCATTATGAACAGTCAGTATGCGGATAAGGACAAGGGCAGCACAGGGACATACGAGTTCACTGCAGGCAGCAGTCTTCACATTCTTGGCCATACCTTTGATAACAACCAGAAAGAATACCTTGAGGATCTTGTTCAGCGTTGCGCGGAGCTGATCACCACGGGTATCTTCATTCCTACACAGCCTGGTAACTGGTGGTGCTCATCGATATGGTGTGATTTCTGGCATCTGTGCAGAGGTAAGCGTGTATGAGTGGTGTTCGTAACATTGAGGCTGCCCGCAAGGAGATCGAGCAGGTGACAGAGCAGCTTATCAGTGAGCTGAAAAAGCTCAATGAGAAAAATCAGCTTGCGTCCGACAAGCTTGAGAAGGTGAAGGAGATTCTTGAGAACAGGAAACAGAGGGCAGATACCGACAAGTAATTAGGACAATAGCTGGTATACGCATAACATTAACATGTTATGCGTATACCATTTTTTAGCTATTGCAGCTAACCATCCACTTCCATCTCCTCAAACCAATTTCTCAGCTTTTCCACAGCTCTGGTGTGTATTTGTGATATACGCGAGCGAGAACTGCCCTTGCCGGCTTCTCTGCGCATGGCAGCTATGTCGTCATAAACCATGGGCTCGTGATCAAACAGGCCGTTGTGCAATATCACTACCTGACGTTCATCATCGGTGAGTACACCGGACTCCTCGGACAATGCCTCCTCAAGCCATTCTTTTACCTGCTTGTTGTGTAGGTCATTGTCATAGTTGACGACAACCATGCTATCTGCGTCAGTAAACATGATTGTCTGCGAGGACAGCACAACATCGGTGGATATATCGCTGTTGATGGCCTTGTCGGGATTATCTACGGCTGCGGTCATGCCTATATCGGGATTGAGTACAAAGTTGTCCACAGGTATTTCGCAGTCATCATTATGCTCTTCTTCCTTTGCAGGTGAGTCCTCTTCCTTGAAGAACGCCTTTGCCTTTGACGCCTTCGACCCCTGCGGCAGTCGTATGGTATTGTACTCCTGGAACGTCTGTGTCATGGCTGCCGTAATGTCACCGTAGGCGTATGCTACAAAAGGGAAGCCTCTTGATGGATCAAATCTGTTGATAGCATCGAGTATGTGCAGGGAAATATTCTGCAATGCCTCATCGTACAGCATGACATTCATGCGATAGCGCTTCTTGCTCAAAAAACTGGGAAAATAAAAAAAGACCTTCAGATATATGGTCTCAAGTATGAACTTCTTCTCACTTTCTCCACATGTATTATCCTTGTAGCAGGCTATCAGATCCTCTACGCGCATCTTGTCATACTTGTCGAATAGCGGGTTTTCCGCAAGCTGCTCCCTTCTGGACTTGATATAATTGTTAATTTTCGACATGACGCCGGAATTATTTTTTGGCATAGTGTTTTCTCTTTGGATAAAAGTATTGACAAACCGCCCGATATTGGGTAGTTTTCAAGGGTAGCCGAAATTTTCGGTTAGCATGTTACACCATGCGACAAAGCGGTTAAAGCTCGTGATTATAAAAGAGCTTAAATTAAATATATGACGCTTGTTTTTGTTATAAGGATATACATGGATAATTGTGTCCATGTATATCTTTTTGTGCGTAATTTTGTACGTAAAAACCAAAGGAGTGACAATTATGTCAAACGAAGTGCTTGAACAGTATGCCGAGGCAAACCGCAACCGTTTTCTTCCCGCAAAGGCGAACGACGACATTACAAGCGTTGCTGTGTATGGAGAAGATGGATCCGAATCCGTAATGATAAACGGGAATGCGTATCCTATCATGGACGCGTATTTTGAGCTTTCCCTGGTGCAACCAGGCGCTTTGAGGTTCAATGACAAGCTCAAGCCAGAATATGTCGGGAAGTTCTGGAAGAAGCTTTCCGAGGAACCAAGTGATGAGGATATCGTTGACCAGCTGTATCTGATTCCAATCTGCGTTCTCAACTACAGCAGGTCCAAATTTGCCAAGTTTGACGGTAACAAGACCTCTACACCGCTGTGCCGTTCTCGTGATGGCATGTATCCGGAGACCGGAGAGCTTACACCAGACGCTCCACAGTGCGCCAAACTTGTAAATAATCGTCTTGTTCCGCTTTGTCCTTCCGCCAAAAAGTCTCCGTCCGGAGAGAAGGCTCAGTGCACATTGACGGTTAATGTCGCCTTCCTCGATATCCAGGAAGGAATTCCGCTGTTCATGCGTATGCGTGGCACCGGTATGCAGGCGTTTATCGACCTGGACAAGAATATGGCACGTGCCCGCAATGTAGCCAGAATTCGTCACAGAAGCCTGGACGATTATGTGGTGCTCCTCAAGGGGAAGCATGAGGGCACATACGCAAGGCTGCTCGCGTCCTATGTGAAGGCTCCAGAAGAGTTTGGAGATATGAGCACCTACAGGACACTTGCGGCCTACTACAGAGCAAAGCTCTTCAATCGCGCACCGCAGGAAGAAGAGCCAATTGATGTTGAAGAGGCGACGGTCATTGAAGAGAAGGCCGACGCTGAAACGTTTGATATTTAAGGAGTTTTTAACACATGTTCAAAGCAATCGCTGAAAAGTTCGAAATCTCTCAGGCCAAGGCCAAGGAAATCGCCGAGTTCATTCTGGACACCATCGTCAACGAGGTGACCGAGAAGGGTCGCTGCTTTGTTGGCCGTAACCACTATTTCAAGAAGGTGGACCGGAAGCCTCGTCGTTTCCATAACCTCCAGACCGGACAGACCGACCTTACCAAGGAAGCCAGCTTCATCGTTTACAAGAAGCCCGTGGCAACGGCCTAGCCAGTTACAGGGGAGTTCCGGTATGCTGGGTCTTTCCGAGGTATTGCGGGAAATTGGAAAGCACAAGGGTGGCTTGCCTACATCGTATTCGCGGATGCATACGCTGCTCGGATGCCCTTTGTCTTTCTTTCTGCGATACCAGAAGAAGATTCAGCTGCCGAAACTCCCCGCCAATGACGATATGGTTGTAGGCAAGCAGGCCCACTGGATTATGGAAAATTCCATGAAGACTGCCTACAGCTGCAAGGACTTTTCGCTGGCTGGCGCCGAGTTTGACTTCTTCTTCGACTATGTGTATCAGAGGAGTACAGTTGAGCAGGCGTCTATATTTTCTGATATTCAGAAACCGATGATGGCTGTTTTGGATCGCCTGCTACAGCTGATGTCTACCGCTGGGACGGAGATATCGACTGAAAAGAAGATAACTCTCAGCCCTGGCGGTTTGCCGGTCAAGCCGACACGAGCCTATTACCCGAAAGGAAAGTATCCACCGCTCGGTTTTCTTGGGTATATAGACCTTGAAATGCGTCGTGATGGATGGATGAATCTTGTAGATTACAAGACAGAGCATCCTACCAGAGAACGAAGAGAAGAAGTAATACGCCAGACAGGTATCTACTCTTATGTCGAGTTTCTGTCGGACCCCACACTAAACAACGTAAACACCTATTGTATTTACCTGAAGGACGCCACAATCGACAAGGTTGCTCATTACAACAGGGAGAGGGACTTTGCTTCCCTTGAGCATAATGTACTGACACTGATGAACGATTACCTGGTTGCCCTGGAAAATCTCGAACCCGAACCCCGCGAAAACCGTTACTGCGAGTATTGTGATTTTCGTGTGGCAGGCATGTGTCCCCTGCACAAGGAGATGACCAATGGCGAGACAGCGCAAGAAAGGAGAGAGAAAGTCGGTAACCTGGGAGCGGTTGCGTGAAATATGGTCAGCTGCCCCGGCTGCCGATTGGCTGGCGCTGTTGCAGCGTATCGCTCCGAATCAGAAGTGGACGAGGAATGGTCAGACAATAACCGGCCTTTGCCCGTACCACGATGAAAAAACGCCCAGCCTCAAGTTGCAGTTTGGCATGAGGTTGGGCAAATGTTTCGGCTGTGGCAAAACCATAACCGACATTGTTCAACTTGTGGCAAAGTTGCAGGGATCCAGCTACCTTGCGGCTCTGATATACCTCAATGCCGAACTGAAGCTGGAGAACATCCTTGGGGATGACGCGGACAAGTTCTCGGAATTCCATGAAATCGAGGAGATGAAGAAGGAAGCCGCAGTGGCTTTCGGAAAGCTCGCCGAAGAATTCATCCGGGATCATCCTTCCTATCTCGATTATATGCGCCCCGCAGCGGTGTATCTTGAGAAGGCACGCAATGTGCCTGTCTCGATGATACCAAACCTTCCTGTGGCAATTTTCGGAAAGCCCGAACATGTCAAAAAGTATATAAGTGAGGAGTACCATTCCGCTTATGACAAATACTTCAAGGAAGCGAACAGCTTTCGTATGTGGGGCGATGTCATATTCTGGTACAACGACAGTCCTGGTACCATATCAAACTTCAAGCTGCGTATGCGTGCGAAGGAAACCCAGGCCATTATGGCCTCGGTGGACAAGGTTGAGGACCTTGACCCCAATGTTGCGCGTACTCTCTTTTCTAAAAACTTCTACATAGTGAAGGATCCTGTGGAAAAGCGCCGTATGGGCGTGTTTGGGCTCCATCACTATTCCCGCCTTATCTCTGATACCAGTACAGCTGCTGTCATAACCGAAGGGGAGTTTGACGCTCTTTCGATTATGGTAGAGCAACTCAAAAACGGGTACACCACGGATTTTCCCATCTTTGCCGGCGGTGGTGGGGCTGCCACCGATTTCTCGTTCCTGAGAGAGTGCTGGATACGCACATTGTGCATAGTCACCGACGTTCCGGGCGAAAAGAAGGGCACAGAGATCGCGTACAGCTGGCTGTGCCGTCCCGATAACCATCGTGGTGACCCAAGCAATCCTCCCATTCAGTACCGCATCTTTACCTGGCCTCCGGAGATGGCCAACAATGTTGGCGACCTGGATGAGGCCGTACAAACACACGGCTACGACTTTGTACGTGAGCAGATATGGGTTCAGCGCGAGAATACTTACCTGAATCAACTGCCCTGGGTAGAGGAGCAGTGCGATCAGGCTCTCGCCAAGCTGAACGCTCGGCTTGACTCAGAGCAGGAGCTTGCCAGGGCGTCCGGACAGGAAACCGTTGCGTCCAACCTTGCCAGCGAACGTGCCGGCAAGTTGCGGGAAGTGCTCGCCTACTGGCTGAAGGCAGTCTATGACAAGGCCGACAAGGCGATGTTCATATCGGTCTATTCCAACAAGACCGGTGTGGACCTTTCCCTGGATGACGTTGTGTACAACGATGTGCACGATGTGAATACCATGGATGGCGCTACCCGTGTGGCCTATGACGCTTTTGTGGATCAGGTGAGCATACCGTTCTACGAAAGCCGTCAGGGCGTAAATGTGTACTGTGTGTACTCCCGCCTGAACGAGACCTACTGCATGCTGTCACTCAGCTCGGAGATGGCTCTGCAGACAATGGTCACGCAATACGTTGGTATGGACATGGTGGACTGGCTCAAGCGTATCCTGCGCAATGCAGTTACTATCACGCCGCCACAGGCCGAGGCCGAGAAGTACGCCTCGAATCCTACCTCTCTTCGCACAGAGGAGATTCGTCGGGGTACGGTTGTCATGCGCAAGGTTATGTCCATGTTGGCGGCAGCTTGCGTGGACAAAGGCATACTCACGAGAATCGGGCAGGGTATCCACTACAAGGATATCGCGGGCAACAACCATGTGTATGTCGTTAACGGTTCACGTGTGTTTCGGGGCACGTACAACCCTGAGTCCGGTTCGAAGATAGAGTGGGAGAGAATACGCGATATCCGTGACGGTCGCTTCTACTTTGCCATCAACAACAAGGACAAGTGGTCTGAGACTGTCAATGATATTCAGGATTTGTACTACGGCATGCAGGTTGACCTGAACAAGACCTACAACGATATTCTCAATATCGTTGATGGATGGCTGTTCGAGAATCACGAAATCATGCGCAAGTACATCGCTGCATGGATCATGTCATTGCCCATCCAGTTGGCTACCAAGCGTGTGAACGTCACGTTCATTACTGGCGAGTCAACTTCGGGCAAGACCTCGTTCGCACAAGGACTCTTGGGGGGTATATTCAGCACCGGACATGAAATCCCGTCCATTTTGGAGCCCGCGAAAGTTACGACGAATGCGACGGAAGCGTACATCTATCAGGCAATGGATGGATCCTCGGAGTTGCTGAATATTGACGAGGCCGAGACAGACGACACCACCGAGCACAATATGCGCATGAAGTCCATTCTGAAACTTGCGTATGGTGTGCCCACTGGTGGTTCGAAGATTGGCCGAGGTTCGGCGGCAAAGGCGGATGTCATTGAGTACACGCTGCAATCTCCTATCCTGTGTGCTGCTATCCACCTTCCTGACGATGATACCTTCCTGACCCGTATTGTCGTTCTCTACACCAAGAAGGACTACACGCGCAGGAATATCGCCGACATCATCAACGAGAAGTTCAGCGAACAGCAAGTGCACGAGCTGCGCAAGTCCATCACTACAGGATTAATCGGGTACATACCCGAAATCATAAACCGGCGCAGAGACCTGGACACCATATTGTCGAAGGTACAGACAACTCCTCCTGTGTCATCGCGCTTTGTGTCTGCGGTATCCACAGTTCTCACCGTGTATGAAATGTGTGGGACAAAGGATGATCCGCACGACCCCATAGAATTGTATAAAGATGTTGTATCGGCAAACAAGACGAGGCTTGAAACAGTGTATACAGCAGATTCCAAAAGCAGGATACTTGACAGCATTCTGTTTACCAAATGCATACAGGCTTCCAATGGGAATATATCCGAGAAGGTGTCTCCTCGTGACCTCATAATCGAGGGTACGATGGATGACATCAATGTTCTCAACAACTCTCATTGCGGAGTGTACTGCATACCGTCAAAGAATTGGCTGGTATTCTACTGGCGACAGATTCGCACAGCGATTTTCGGTATGGGGTATAGTCAGTACAAAAACCTTACTGAAGGCGGTATGCGCGAGAGCATCTCCAAGAACAAGTATCTTGTTGGAAATATAGATAAACAGACACACAAGCAAATTGTGAACGAACTCAATATCGTGGACGCCAAGACTCCCGCATCCTATTCGGTGGTGCAGATGGCGTATCTGCGAGATGATTTTGACAGCAACCAGATGCAGCCAGGTCAGAGGCATGTATCCGAAAGTTGCTGCCCACCGGAACCGCCGATGTCCTGCTATGATAACGACCCAGAGTTTGGCGGCTCCGCAACGTGTAAAGGAAGTGAGGATACAGACATGGACTTTGATATCTGACAAAAGGAGATTCTTTATGAACTCTTCCCTGTGTAGCGGTTGCCCTCTTGAGGGGCGTCCGTGCGTAACCCCAAACAGGGCTGGTGAGCAGAAAGGCGGACTGTACATACTGGGAGGCTTCCCGGATGCACGGTCCGCCACGGAGAATGGCAAAGGCAGTGTCCCGTTCATGGGACAAAGATCGAACCTTATCCGCAGCATTATGAACAAGCTGTACATGCGGCTTCCGGCAGGAGACAAGCCTACATGCTATTACGGCTACGCATGTTGCTGCAATCCTTCCTACAACAGGGAGACAAAACGGTATGACATTTCTGCGGATATCATATCCAGGTGCGCGAACTACGCCAGGGATTTCATCGATTTACAGCAACCAGATGTCATACTCGCGATGGGCGTGGATGCCTACAGGGCGCTGAACATCAAGGGCGTGGTATCAGCCAAGCGTGGCACACTTGAGCCGTTTACTGACAAGAATGGCAGAACGGTTCCTGTGGTATGCGCCTATGACTTGTCAACAATCGTGAAGAATCACGGTCTGGTGAACGTGTTTGTGAGTGACTGTCAGAAGGCATTGGATGTCTACTACGGTACACGCAACCATACGGAACCGATAGTGCATTGTCCGGTGACAGTGCCGGAGATATTGGCAAAGCTGAAGAATCTTGAGGAGGGGATAAACAGGTCACAACAGGAAGCCGTACCGGTGGCGTTCGATACGGAAACAACCTCGTTGTTGCCACATGTGCTGGAAGATCGCATTATTGTGATGTCCTTTTCGTGGGCGAAGAACAAGGGTTTGGCATTTCCCTTTGACCATCGCAAGGCGCCGTTCACAGCTGATGAGCGCAAGGCAATTCAGGAGGCAGCCGAGAGGATACTCAATCACCCCAAGGTGAAGCTGCTTATGGCCAACGGCTCCTTTGATATGCGTTATCTCTGGGGCAGGGGGATAACGTGTCCTCCTCAGTACTGGGATGTGATTCTTGCCGAGCATACCCTGGATGAGGCCAAGCAGGGCGAGTACAGCCTGAAGGATATTACTCGCGACAGGCTTCCCGGATACGCCAACTATGAAGAGGAACTCAAGAAAATAAGGGAGGTAGCGTGGAAGGACAAGGATGTTGAAGTTCGCAAGCTTGAGGATGAGGCGAAGGAGAAGACAAGGCAGAACCTGCTTGAGTGGTGGGTAGGTCTGGATACGGCCACACGTATCGAGCTGCTCGCCAAATGGGCTGCCGCAAAGTACATAACCGTCAAGGACACGGCATTTCTGGCTGAGGTAAAGCGCGTGAAGCGCAAGGGCGAGCTTGTGATACCCAAGAAGTATCTGGACTCGCTTAGTCGAATGGCAAAGCGCTTGCCGGATACGGAGATTCCCCAGGAAATTGTCGTTGAGCCTGATATTCCAGAGGAGCTCAAGTTCAAGTCCTACGAGGATATCGATCTTGATACCATTCTTCGTTACGCCGCGATGGACGTTATCACCACCAGGATGATATACGATATTCAGCTGGAAGAGATGCGCAAGAGTGACATACAGGACCAGTTGAACAGGCGTAAATACGGCAAGGAAATGAGCATGTTGCGTCCGGTTGGCGAGGCATACATGAACATTACCATGCCGTTGTCCGAACAGCTCGCCAGGATGCAGTTGCATGGTATCCGCATGGACCGTGACAGGATACGCGAGTATCAGGGCATACTGGAGAGGAAGACGGAAGAAGTTCTTGATCGTATGCGCACGGAGATAGGGGTGAGCTTCAACCCGAACTCCAGCGCGGATCTCGTGAAGATCCTGTATGAGGACCTCAAGCTCCCCATACTTAACTATACAGACAGTGGCGCTCCCGCTGTGGACAAGGAAAGTCTCAACAATCTGGCTGACGCTCACCCGGATCTGAACTTTCTGAATGATCTGCTTCTGTATAGAAGATTGTCCAAGACTTCAGGCACCTACCTGAAGAATTGGCTGGACAAGTCAGCGTACGATGGCCGTCTGCACACAGACTTTTTGCAGACTGGTACGGCTACGTATCGACTCAGTTCCAGCAACCCTAACCTACAAAACGTGCCGTTTAGTCTGAAGATGGGCGGGGACGAGATGCTCAACCTGAAAGCTCTCTTCCTTCCAGACGAAGGCTACGACATATACGACCTTGATATATCGAACGCTGAAATGCGTACTCTGTGCGCATACAGCATGGATGAGCACCTGATCGATGCTTTCAATACCGGGAAGGATATTCACTCATTGACTGGCGCGGGTATCAGTAGCGGTAGGTTTACCTACGAACAGATATGCGTCAACAAGGAGGACAAGACGACCAAGGAGTATAAGCAGAGGCAGGTGGCAAAGAAAGTAAACTTCGGTACCATTTATATGGTAGGTGCACAAACCCTCAAGGAGCAACTCTGGAACGGTATGCGCATCGATGTGACAGTAGAAGAAGCGCAGCATTATCTTGATCAGTTTTTCGTTACATATCCAGGTGTTTTTCGTTACATAAATGATACGAAAAACTTCGCGGATAAGCACAATTTCGTCTATACATACTTCGGAAGACGTAGGCGTTTCCCATACGCATACTATTCAAGAGGTGACAGGGAGCGCATGCACAGACAGGCAGTAAACGCAAGGATACAGAGTACCAGTTCGGATATCGTCATGTCCTGCCTGATTCGCGTAAACAAGTATTTGCAGTCTCGTAACGATGGCAGTTGCGTTCTTCTTACCGTTCACGACTCTATTCTCTTCCAGGCGCCCCATGGAGCATACACAGATCTCAAGTCTACCCTCGATAATCTGATAGTCGAGGAGACTCGCAAGCAGTGCCCATGGCTTCCTGTGGTCTGGAAATATGATGTAGGCTGGGGGCCGAATTACGGTGATACACACGGTAAAGTCGATTAAATTTTTGACCCCCTTTTTTGTTATAAGGATATGATTCTGTACGGGGTTAGCATTTAACGTCAAACAAATGGTGTACGTCTTACATGCTGGCGCATATAGGACGTACACCAAACGTTAACTCTGATCTGGTGGTTGTTCCTGGCAGGAAAGGAGTAGGCCATGCCGGATGAGTTCAATGCTGACTTCCTGCAGAAATACAACGGGGAATGGTGCAAGGTATTCACTACCAATTCACAGTGCCTCGTTGGTGTCGTGCACTGTCACGGCACATGGCTGGAGATTGTGCGAGACGCTGATAAGCGATGCACGGTAAATGCTTACCATATCATCAGTATTGGTAAGGTACGCGTTTAACACTTAAACTTGAAGGTCCTATGTTACACATCAGTAACGGCGTGGCAACCACGTCATCTATTGGTAATACTTCCCTCCACGCGGACACGCGGCTCAATGCGCTACGCTTTTGAGCCACATGTCCGCGTGCATAAAACGTATCTGACCTTCAATATCGATAAAAAATCAAAAGGCCATATGTTACGCATCAGTAACGACGTGGTAACCACGTCACTTATTGGTAATACCGTCGGACGCGTAGAGGCCCAGGATGCTACGCCTCCTGGCCCTCATCCGCGTAACCAACGTATCTGACCTTTTGACAAAAATCGCAAAGTCTCATGTTGCTTTCGAGCAGCGGCGTGGCAACCACGCCACTCATGGCTAATACCATGCGGTCGAGCCGAACACTAACAGATCCTGCGAATCTGTTAGTGTTCACCCGACTCATTGTATCTGACTTTGCACACAGGGTTTCAGGTTGTAAAACAACGGCGCGGTAACCGCGCCATTATCTGGCAATGCTGCACGCTGCCATTCTAACTTCTCCGGGACAAGCCCTACGAAGATAGAATCGCAGCCTTCGCATCAAACCCTGTAACCGACGGTTTTCTGTGGTCTCATGTTGTGCTTTAGCAACGGTGGGGTAACCCCACCACACAATGGTAATACATGTCTCGTCGAACGCCTTACCGGCTACGCCGTACAGGCGACTCGACGCACCATGCATCGGACCACAATTCGTTGAGGTTTAATTTTCAGATCAGGTTTCATGTTGCTTCACAGCAACGGTGGGGTAACCCCACCATTATGTGGAAATGCAGTCCCACTCCTCCGCTACGCTCGCACAGCCTCGCTCCGCCTCCGTCGCGGCATAGCATCAAACCTGGTTTACAAAGTGGCGAGCAGTATGCAAAGCGCATTTGCGTTTTCATACTGCTCGCCATATTTTTTAACTATGTGAAACTACTTGTAAAATCAAGTCTGCCAGTAATAACCCTGCATCCAATCCAGCCGAATACCATGGAGTGCAGGCTGTCGTCAGGTGCCTGCTGACTGTGTCTCCATACGCGCCTTGGTTTACCTATCTCTTCACCTATGTACACCTGGCGAATGTTGAGGATATCCTTGGCACTGGGGCGAAACTCTTCCCAGTTGTAGGCGTGTATCAGATTGCGTTGCATGTCGGCGAAGAACTCGTCGATAACCGTGGTTCTGTTCGCGGTAAAGAACTTGCCTGCCTCGTTCCACTTCAGAGGGGAAGAGGCTTCGCTATACATGACAGGAACAACCTGCATGGCCCCACTTACCAGTTGGCGTAGCTGGGACATAGCGAAATTGCCCCCGCCATGGTCACCGTACACAGCATCACAGTTGTATCGCAGCAGTATCCTGGCGATATCCTCAACGTGTCGTGTAGGTTCACCCTCATCATATATTCGGCCAAACACGCAGGTGTACCGTGCAGGAGATGTTCCATATGCATAGATGTGCAGGGTAGTGCGGCTGGTACCCATAACGCCACCGCCACCCCAGTCTATGCCCGCGACAAAGCCATCGTAGGATTCCTGTATGCTGCGTATTGGCTCATCGGACATCTTCAGGCTATCGATGCACATATTCCTGAGCATTTCTTCGGTAATGGGACTGTCTCCCTCACCGTTGGGCAAGCCCATTACCTCGTTGTCAAACTTGATGTCAGGGTAGGTCTCCAGCTTCTCCAGCAGGCGCTTCCATTTGTCGGCGGAGCAGCAATGGATGGGCATGATAATCTGGGGTATCCAGTAGCCATCAACCATTGGCTCCTTGTCTGTGTCAGCAAAGCTGTACCAGAAGCCATCGTATGTATTGAGCTCCTTGCCACACTTTGAGCAAATCAACCCGTGCTTGCCTATGTTCTTGCGTCCCGGCCTGTTGTAGCTGCCACAACCAGAGCATGGTATGAGCCATTCCTTCTTGGTGGAGTTGAGCCACAGATCCTCAAGAGGTGTGATGGTACTCTTGGAGGTACCGGCGTACATGATCTTGGGGTGAGCAGCCGCCGAGAGACACTCCTCAGCGTCAATCATGGCTTCCCAGAGCATGTCCTGCACTTCGTCCAGATACATGGATCTCGCGCTCTTGCCACGTACGCGGTCAGCCACATCACAGAAGTAGCTCATTTCAATGGAACTGCAATTCGACAGGCGCTTTTCAAACACATTGTCTATCACACTCTTTCCTTTGAAGAAGGTGTGGTAAATGAGTGGCGACTGCCGTAAGAATGGCGCAAGTTTGCTATTGGAAAAGCTTCTGGTTTGCGCTTGGGACGAGTTGCAATACAGACAGGCAGTGTAGGGCTCTTCGACAACGGATATGGTGAGGTCAGCGCCCATTGTCGTTGTTTTGGATACCTGACGGCCAGAGCGCATGAGTCGCCTCGGCCAGGGGCTATTCAATATGTTCACGAACATGGGATAGTCCCTGAGCGAATACTGCTGTCCGTTCAGGCTCAAAAGGCGTTCCGCTACCTCGGAGCGTGTTATGTCGAGTTGCAGTTCTTCCATTACGCTTGTTTGTTGCGATACAGGTTAGTTGGCTCGATAGAGAATGGTTGGGTCGAAAAGGAGTGCGCCAGCTATCTTTGCGAACTGGATTTGTTCCGGCCTGGACAGCTGCTTATACTGTTCGCTGTTCAGGATGGCGTCCGCAGTAGGATTATCGAGGCCGCGATACACCTCGCGAACTTCGTCCACCAGTTCCTTGCTTTCGATGTACCGCTTGGACTTTTCGGTAAGGCCGTTCATACTGTTGAGCAGCTCGGAAGCGAAGTCGAGACGCCTGGGCAGAGCTATCCAGCCACGGTATTTGGCGACAGACGCCACATAGTTGGGCACTTCCCCTGCAAACTCAAAGGTGTGGTTGGGGCCATGCACGGCCCTCAGTATCTTGAGTATTTGGGGTACAGCGTAGCACAGCTCTTCAACGTACGGAGGCTGCCAGGTGTCCATGACGCATACGCAGTTGTTAAAGGCCAGTACAGCCTTCTCGAACGATAACGCCATGTTGAGCACAACGGTAGCGTTGGAGGCTACAGACTGTACAGCAAGCAGCTTGTCCTCGGCCAGGTCGTCCACGTCATTTCGCAACTGCATGATGAGGGTTTCCGGTTCCCATTGCAGCCAGGGCTCGCCCTCGAACAGCTTGTCGCAGGCGAGGTAGATCTCGATGGGGTGAGAACCCAGTAGTACGTCGTTAGTCACTGAGGGGGTATTATTCTCCATTGGGCGTCTTCCCATGCACTGCCGCTTCGTTCTTGTCGAATTTCCTGGCGTCCTCACCCTCACGCTCACCGAAAAGATTCATAATCTGTTGCAGACGCTGCTGATTGATGCTGCCGTCGGGATTCTCGACTTCATCGAGTGCGGCCTCGCCAAAGCGGGAGATAATGTCGGATCTGTCCAACACAGGCTTGGGCTCATCAGAGAGCTCGCTTTCTCCATCCTCGGCTGTCTTAAGAACAGCGTGCCAGGCGTCTGGCAGGCGCTTGTCATAGGAGATGTCGGACAGACCGTTTTGCTCGTCCAGGGAGAAAACAGTCTCGGCAAGTTTGGAGAGATTCTCGTCTGTAAAGCTTTCGGGATCAGCCTGCTTCAGCATTTCGGCAAGCTTCAAGTAGGCGCTGCCATCTTTGCCGGCCATGTCGCAGGCAACCTTGCGGTAGTGTAGCTGTTCGGCAACGTCAGGGCGCAGCTGAATGTTGGTACCGGCATACAGAGAGATACTTGTAGGTAACTCTTCAGCTACCTTGGCGTAGGCAGTAGCAAAGCTCTTGCGATCATCATAGCTCAACTGACGGTAGTTCTGCTCAAAGTCGGCGCCAAGCTTTTCGAGCTCCTCTGGCGTGCTTACCGATAAGCCGGGAAGCAATTCTACTGAAGCCGTCTTCTCGGCAGGCTCCTCTTCGGCAAACTGCGGTGCATTGATACCGTAGAGGGTTTCGCGAACGCTGATGCGCTTGTCGATTTCAGCAGCCTCGGCTTCCTTCAGCAAATGCTTCTGGCCTTCAAAGTAGACACGGCTCAGAAGGGTATCCTCAAGAGTATCACAGGGAAATGTAGCGATAGTAGCAAGTTTGTCCATGCGCTCTGGCAATGCGTACAGCGTATCGACAACGTGTTGAAATTCCTCCTCGCTGGCAAGGTTGGAGGCTATTTTTGTGAGCACGGCCCCGGAACGGTCCGTGTACTGGTCCTGTATCTTTGGTGTATCTTTAATCATAAGTGTCTCCGCTATAGAGGGGTATACAAAAAGTTGTCATTAAATTTTTGGGGTGTTTATGTGTTATAAGGTAATGTTACGTATGGCTGTTTAACTTAACAATAGGTTAAACCGCTGTATGCGTTAATATAACAATGGAGGTTTGCATGTACAGAACAGTTTCCATTTCCATTCCAGTACAGCAGGCTGTACTGCACACATTTGTTTTCGACAAATCGGACAACAGGTATTTTAATAAACATGGCAGAGCCACAATTCACACATGCTCAATCAAGGCATATCCGTTTTTGAAAAGAAGACTCATAGACGTGTTCGGAAGCTTTGTTGTCGTACCAAGAGGAATAGCGAGTAATATTATGTCTGCGATAAATTATCAGAACATTCATTTCTGCGAGGAAATCGTTCACAGTAATGATGAGGACAGACAGCTTATTGTTGTACCTGTATACGAAAGGGAGGGCTGTGATGTTCCCATTCCGGTAGACAAGAATGTTCGCTTTGTCACCACGCTTTTTCAGTCGTACGGTAATATTTCATCAAGGCCGGAGATACGGATACTGATTGGTCAAAACTACAGCAGGTTTGATGACTACATTTTCGATAAGCACATTGAGACCATATACAATGGTAGCCACAGGGAAGACCTCGTAGATGAGGCCACGCTTGCAAATCTGTGCTATATGTAGGGAGGTGAGACAGGATGAAGCTCAGGAGTACTGAAGCATCGCAGATGATGAAGCTCATTGATAACTTCTCTGAGTTGGGCAGTCTGCTGCATATTAAAAACAACCACATGGCCTACGCCAGGAAATTCCGGGACGACCTGCGCAGGAAGATCAAAGTGGGCAAGCGTACCGTGTACGCGAGCAAGTCTCCGTTGTCGGTTATCCAGCGGCGACTTGGCATGGTGTTTAATATTATGATGGACGACCTTCCGTATAACGAGGTAGCCATCGCCTATCGTCCCGGAGTGAACGTGGCCGAAAAGCTTGCCGTGTGTCAGGGCAGCGCTATTATGATCAAGACGGACATACGTCATTATTACGACAACATTTCGTATGCCCATATCGAGAAGGCGCTGATGGATTGCGGCATGATAGCCAGGGGCGCCAGGTTGATAGCCAGCTATTGTACTATCTGGAACGGAAGATTCTCGTCCTTGCAGCAGGGCAGCGCGTGCTCACCGGCGCTGGCAAACATCGTGGGCAACAGATACTTTGACCGGCCTATCGTGAGGTGGCTGAGGGATCACTGCCCTGTGGAACACACGTATTACAGGTATTCGGACAATCTGGTGTTGTTCTGCAAGGAGGAACCAGGCAACGACTTTATCAACGAGTACAAGGAGTTCGTGAAAACAACGGCTGCCAGGGGAGAGTTTCGAACGCACTCCTGGAGCAGTATTCGCAACAACCATCCGACCAGACACCAGGAGTTCCTGGGTATCGTGCTGAACGAGGTAGCGAATATAAGTCGCGTCAAGCGAGATCGCATAAGAGCCATACTCTGGAATGCCGTAGTTGGTAATACGGCAGAGGAAGCAAAAAAGTATTTTGCTGATACCGGAGAACTTCCTCGTGGAATAGCAGATGAGGAGGAAGTCTACACAACAAAGTTTATGATGGCTATGCAGGGATACGTGGCATATGCAAGAATGATTCAGGACAAGTTCGCCAACAGAATTGCAAAGCTTTTGATAGCAGTAAGGATAAAAGACGGATATTTCAATGAAGATGGTATGATATTCAAATACGGTTTGGACAACAAGCATATAGAATGTGCAAAACTTTATAAAGATGACTCTGTTGGGATAGAAGAGTTTAGAAGAAGATTTCTTGACTGTTTGTCGTCCTAAACAATTTTGCGAACTTAAACATTATTAGAAATAATTGTGTTTAAGTTCGCTTATTGTTTTAGGAGGCTTGACTTAGTTGATGAATCAAAGTAAAGGAGAACGAAAGAGACACATCGATAATATTAGAAGAAGATACATCGAGAAGAAGGCAAGAAGCGCAGTACCGGAAGAAAGGTGCAGAAAGTGTGGAACATCTGCCTGGTATCAGGATGACACGGAAGGCGGCTGGTACTGCTTCACTTGCGGAGCTCGCGGGTACTTCAAGGAAGGAGCGTTTGTCCAGTACTAGCTATTACCTTGGCGTGGACCCGTCCATTACCAATACTGGCATTGCTATTTTAGACAATAATGCCAAGCTTGTAGGGGCAGTGGACGGCAGGACGTTTGTGGGGAAGGAAAAGGGCTTTGCGCGGTACAGGGTGCAAGTATCAGGACTTGTCGATTTTGTGCTCAACAAAATTGGTAATGCCAGGTGCGTATGCGGCTACGAGGGATACTCGTATGGCTCCGCGCACAGGGCGTACGACCTCGCTGAGTACGGTGGCATACTGAAAAACGCTCTCAGCGACATAGCCTCTATCATATATATAGTCCCACCAACCACAAACAAGGCTTTTGCCACAGGTAATGGCCAGGCAAGCAAGGACCTGGTGCGTAAATACGCACACGATGAAGGACTGGGTGACACATGCTCCAGCGATATATGCGACGCGTATTTTTTGGCGATGTTCGCCGCGTTCGCGGACGGGTGCAAAAAATGCGTTAATCGCAGTATGTTAAGAAAGAGGATGGCATTAGCCAAAAATTATCGGGAGGTGTTATAGGTGTACTATGCGTTTGTGGTTTCCAACGATAGACCTGACTTTATTGGCGAGGTCGTCAGTGACGTTAACAATGATGGCGTCGTGCTGAAAAATCCTGTCGCCGTTAACTATAACAGTATGCGTGGAGAACCTACCACTGAGTTTATGCCTATAGGCATGAGTCCTGATTATACGCATACGTTTACCGTTGCGATTACCAGCAGGAACATCATGTATATAGTTGTGGGTGATGAGAATCAGATATTTGCGCAGAAATATCTCGATTTCATCAAACGTCATCAACAGCATCAACAAATTGAGGCTGATCAGATGGTTTTATCGCAGTGACATCGTTATGCGTAACATCGTACAGGTTATCAGCTAACGTCATAAGTGTAGGTATAGGTACCTGCAGCGTTTGATTACCTGACGGTAATCCATACTTACGAACACTATTTGATGTGAGTATACCGAGGCGTGTGAGCCATAGTGCTTCACCGCCTCTTGTTGTTTCTGATGTTGTCCACTGTGCCATATATGTATACCTATATATGCATTTGAAGGTTTTTTATGCTTACAAATATTTTCAAATGACTATATGCGTAAAAAATTAAAAAAAGTACTTGCCTTTCTTGCGGAGTTTCTGTAAAGGATAATCAACCTCCTGACAGCTACAGATAACCAAAGATAGTTTTGGAAACAAAAGGAGATCCAAAATGAGCAACTCCGTATTCCTTTCCGCAGAACCCAGCAACGGCATCCGTACTGTTGAGCCCGCAGTGGTCATTGGACCTGTCCGCATGTACGGTGTGGACTGCTTCCCAGTGTCCCCGGAAATTGTCAGTGTCGGCAAGATGGGCGAGTACGCTCCCTGGTTTATGGAAATCGGCCTGAGAGCCATGCGCGATATCGTCAACGAGTGGGTGGAGAAGATCATTGGCAAGAATGTTGTGGTCGACACAAGCCTTGCCGGAGACGGTTCCATGGTGTCTCTGCTGGTGAATGACGCTCCGGCAGGCGCTTACGGAAATCCTGGTCTCTGGCAGGTGATACCCGTTCTGGTAGCCGGACTGATGGCCAAGCCCGGATCTGTGCTCAAGCTTGAGCACCCGGACGCTTTTCTCAGTGAGGTCGGGCAGGCAGAGCTTGGGAATTTCCTGGCGAACGTGGCGTCAACCGGCGTTATGGTAGTTGTGGAAACCTACAGCATGTGCCTGATGAACAGTTTCCGCATCGCGCAAAAGAACGGATTGATTAACTTTACGGTATGCATGCGCACGGACAACGCCCTTGTTCCTGTAGATCTTGGAGAGGAATGGCCTGAAGACTTCTTCGATACCCAGGAGAAGCAGCTGGCTATCCTCATGGGGTAAGCAATATATGTCTCTTGAAATTATCACCGGCAGATGGCTTCCGAGGCTACATCCCAGGTGGTGGGAGCATCCACGGACATCGGCCATCATTATGGAGGCTCGGGATTTCGGCGGGCATGAGTATTTCAAACCCGCTGACTTCGACGACGACAATCCGTTTGTGACCATCACGGAGCTGTCATTCCCGTGGTATCTGCTTGAGTATGGTGCCGAAAGATATGAACACCTTGTGACAGAAATCCTTCAACCTCTTAATCCTGTGCGTATAGTTGCGGAAGGTCACGATGACATCGTGACGAGTATGAAGTACGGGATGGATGGAGTGCTGAATATACCCCTGTATATGCCCGCCGAAATCACACAGGTTCTGCCTGTGGTTATGGCTGCTGATATGCTTCCCGCAGGATACACCCTGTACCTTGAGCAGCCGGACGCATTCCTCAGCGGAGACGCACAGGCAAATCTGTTTGACTTCCTGTGCGAGAAGGCCGTCGCCGGGCTAAACATTGTGGTTACCACCCACAGTCCCGCCAGCCTTGGTCAGGTACGAGTCAATGTTCACGATGGGAAGATCGCCCAGGATGACGTGATTCTTATCTTTGAGGGAAAGCGTCTGAATATCGACAGTGATGGTCACATCGATGATTGGCCAGATGGATTCATGGATACATATGATAAGCAGCTGATGAAGTTGCTGTAGACCTTCAGGGGGTATGTGTGAAAAGCACATACCCCCTTCTTAAATTATGGCCCTGTGACTATTAAAATTTCAGGGCCTGTTTTTGTTATAAGGATATGAAATAACTGACGTATACGTAGGTTTTTGTCAGGAGGAAGTGTACGTCGGTGAAACTACAAGGAGGTGTGCCATGCGCAAGAGAAGGCGCAGACGGTTACGACAAGGGCTCCGCCCAACGATATTGGCTGAGGCAATGATCTTGTAATCTTGTAATTATTAAATTCTCGGAGGTGCGTTATGCGCAAGAGAAGGCGTAGACGGTTATGATGCCGGATGGCTTAGTTAGAAAAAGGTGCGCCAGTGGTGTGGGGAAACAGTACCCACGCTACTGGCGCACCGCTTGTTTTTAGGTTATCTGGGCAAAGGGGGTACGGTGATGCCATGGAACAGTGTTCGGCAGCCTGGGATAATCTTGCAGCAGAAGAAAGAAATAACGACTTATGTTACGGATTGGAGGGAAAACTTTCCGAGTTGTATGGATTGCTCCAGGCTGCCGATAAATATGAGAAAGCTTCTAGATATCCTGATGCTGATTCTCCAAGTGTGCTACACAAAAGCTTACACGTATTTTTACCTTCAACAGCAAACAAAAACAGACCCCCTCTCCCGCCGCCACATTAGCAGGAAAGGGGGCCTGTGCTCGAAGCCGCCGATACACTGGCGTATTTCGTGCAAATAAGCTCCCCGCATCCAAGGGCGCATGGTGCAGGGAGCTCAACGCTACTTGCCGGGGTTAAGTGTAAAGCAAGTGTACAGATAATATACAGACAAGGGGCGCGGCTTGCAAGCAGGCTGCGCCCCTTTGACGTGATACTACTTAAGGAGAAGTAGAGGTGTGCAGGGTGTTGCCCATGTAACAACGAAGGACTCGACCAACCTTCATTGCGAGCACCTTGCACAACTACGACTATACATTATCTGGCGGTGATAAGTAAAGGTCGTGCAGGGTGCGGCTATTTTTAGCCTATATTAATAACAATATTGCTTCAATGGGGCCCGATGGTCACCCATCGGGAACACCCTGCACAGCTATGTCTATACAGCATTTGATATTGGTAAGTAAAGGGTATAGCTCGCAAGCAAGCTATACCCTTTAGTGTGACGCTGACTACGAGGTGTAGGAGTCAAAGGTCGTGCAGGGCGCGGCTATTTTTAGCCTGTAGCAATCACAATATTGCTTCAATGGAGCCCGACAGCATGGCTGCCGGGAAAAGCTGTATAGCCGTTCAAGTTACAAAAAAATGTACTAGCTTCAATGGAGCCTGGCGGTTACCCGCCAGGAAACACCCTGCACAGGATTTTATAGATTGAGGGGAAGGTGAGTGTCAATAGGTAAATGCTGTGCAGGGTGCGGCTATTTTTAGCCTATGGAAGCCAATGGAGCCCGGGACGGTACCCGGGATGTAATAACTAGGAAATACAGCAGTACTTGCATTGGCTCGCTTCAATGGAGCCTGGACGTTACCAGCCAGGAACACCCCGCACGATTTCGCCATACAATATGTGTTGGGAGATAGTCAAGAAATTTTCACAGTTTAGGCAGTACTGGCACTTCTCTAAATTTTTACGTAAGTTATCAGACGCAGGAGGTTAGCCATGGATTTTCCCCCGTCGCGAAAGCTTGCCGAACTGGGCAAGCGCGTCCCGGTACTGAACAAGTATGTGAACCATGTGCTCTCCTTGCGCCCGGCATATTGGAGCGCTCCGGAGATCGTGTTTATACCTATCTCCGTATGGGCGAAGAGCCTCATAAAAATGGGAGAGATTGGTGATCCTCCGACAGATGAGGATGTACGCTTCGCTGGCGTCACTACTGGTCTGATAGCCTGGCGGTACAGCCAGGGCGTTTACCACTTTGACGACAACCTGCTGGTGGCGTTGAAGGACACAGACACCGATAAGCCCATACCCATCGATGTGGTAGTCAGGCTGCCGGAGTACGCTATCTACATTCAGTTGCCAGACTGGTTTTTCGAATCACTGCCTGGCGTTGTGGGGACGCTTGTCTTCTACGATTTTGATTACGGCACACAGTTGTTGGAGCTGCGCTTCGTGCTGTTCTTGGAAGAGTATGAGCCTGTGCAGATCGTCATACCTTTGGAAGAAGGCTTGAGCGTCAGCGAGACGCTGGCAAAGCTGAATGCCCCTGCGGTCGAGTATATGAGACAAAAGGGTATGCCGGAGATTCCGCCCGATGAGCATTACAAAAAGGATGTGCAAAGCCTTGTGGCTCTGGTATTGTATCTCTGCTCCGACAAACCGGAAATAGACAACCTTCGCCAGCCCGGCAAATCTCCTGTTCGCCCCAAGCCCAAAAAGGTAAAGGGCGGTATGGCCTTGTTTCCAGCGCAGAAGGTGACGGTTTGGGAGGTAGGACGCAGCCTGGGCCAAGCCCTGCGCGATGCTGTCGCCCAAAAGCCGGAGTACGCGGGTGGTACGCACGCAAGCCCACGGGCACACGTTAGGCGCGGACATTGGCATGGATTCTGGACTGGTCCGAGGAAGGGGGATAGGACGTTTGTGCTGAAGTGGCTCCATCCCATGCTGGTTGGGATGGAGAAAGAATAAAGGAGGGAATACTATGAGATTATTTGTGGCACTTATTGCAACCCTTATGCTTCAGGTGTCTTGCTTACCTCAGAGACAAGCTAAGGTTGTAGAAATTAAACCTGTTAAAGTGGCAGAGATGACTATTATTCAGGGGAAGACTACAAAACAGGAGATACTCGATAAATTGGGTGCTCCGAGGTCATTTCACAATTCTGTATATACTTACTGGTCACCAGATAATAGTATGGAGTATATAGATATTACATATATTGAGAAGGATGGAACAAAGTGGAACTTTTGTGTTGCTAATAGACCAGAATGTAAGCTATATTTTACTGTACATCATGAATACAAAGGAGATGGTATAGATAAATATGTTGATAGCATAAGTTTCTAAAAATTAAAATAAAAGCCCCACAAAGTTTAATAAACGTTGTGGGGCTTTTATTTTTTCGTTAATTTGGCGATTTTGTGTTATAAGGATATGAAAGAATAGACTTATCTATTATTAAATTTTTGGGGGTCATTTATGTTATAAGGATATGAAAAATAAACGGTAGGTGTATCTATAAATTTTCGTCAAAATGCCACCAAATGTGTTATAAGGTAGTAAGAAGGGAAATATAGCATTATGGCAAGGAGGTGATGCTGATGCCTATATGGCTATTATTAGGCTGTAGGAAATTGGAAGGCATACTTTAATAAATAGGAGGTGATGTCAATGCGGCTTAGGTCGCGGTTATTAGGCTAGGGGATAGAGGAAAACAATTTAACCAAAGGAGGGAAGATATTATGCGGCACCAGTCGCAGTTATTAAGATAAGGTGGCTAGGGTGCAGGATGAGGAAACAATCAAATGACGGAGGAAGGATAACATGCGCCAAGCGCAGTTATTAGGATAGACGTGGTTTGGGGACAAGAGTGAGAAACAATCAAACGAAGGAGGTTAGTGGATGCCGTACGGCCAACCGTTATTAACCTAGTAAGTTAATCTGGAAACTATACTATTCGCGAGGAGGTTGGAAGATGCCAAGAAGACATGGGTTACTAGGGTAGGAGTGGTACGTCGCAGCTGAGTTGGGCATTAAGGAGGCCCAAGACGATGCGGTTATTATTATGATTGGTAACTCGGTAGGGTAGAAAGCGTAAGCGGCAGCAGGGTTGGTAGCCCTGCTGCCGCTTACGCAAACATTTGTTTTTTAGCCGAAGGTGGGGTAGAAATGGTGTAGAATTTGGCGTTTTTGTAGGTAGGACTTGTGGACGCTAGACTTGCTTAAGCTAATATTTGGTATGAGGGGAGGACAGGTTGAAAGTACTGTCATTATTTTCTGGATGTGGTGGCATGGATATAGGTTTTGAAGGCGGTTTTTCGTGCTTGAAAAAATCTATTAATCTTGAGGAGCACGCAGACTGGGTGGCTAATAATAATGGTGATTGGGTAACATTATCACCAACAAAATTTAGGACTGTCTTTGCTAACGATATAAGACCTGACGCGAAAGCGGCATGGGTTTCTTTTTTTAGCTGTCGAATAAATAACGCTGATGATGTGTATCATCTAGGTAGTATAGTAGACTTGGTAAGAAAACATAATACTGGGGATTTTGTGTTTCCAGAAGGTATTGATGTCGTAACGGGTGGTTTTCCATGTCAGGATTTCTCAGTGGCTGGTAAAAGATTAGGATTCAAATCTAAAAAAAGCCATCTTGGGGGAACGCTTGACGCCGGTGAGCCATCCACTGAGAGTAGGGGGAAATTGTATATTTGGATGAGGGAAGTTATTACGATAACTTGCCCTAAATTGTTTATAGCTGAAAATGTAAAGGGGCTTACCAACCTGGAGGATGTGAAAGAAATTATTGAGCGTGATTTCGCTGAGGCTGGCGATGGTGGGTATTTGGTTGTTCCAGCGAAAGTTCTGCGTGCCGCTGATTACGGCGTTCCCCAATCAAGAGAGAGGGTCATATTCTTTGGCTTCAGAAAGAACGCCCTGACCGCCGGAGCGATGGAGGCGCTGTTGAGCAAGGATATTCCAGAGGAATATGATCCTTACCCATTACCGACTCACGGGCCCGGCTTACTGGATTATGTTACTTGCTCTGACGCCTTCACGGGTCTCGTCGAGCCAGAGGTAGCCACTGATAAGTCACAGGAAAAATACTCAAAGGCAAAATACATGGGGGCTCATTGCCAGGGGCAAACGGAAGTAAAGCTTGATTCCGTTGGGCCTACAATCAGGTCTGAGCACCACGGGAATATCGAGTACCGCAGGCTATCCAAGGAGCATGGTGGCAAGCACGACGCCGAGCTCGCCGCTGGCCTTCCAGAGAGAAGGCTCACTGTGAGGGAGTGCGCCAGAATACAAACGTTCCCGGACGAGTATCAATTCATACTCGCGAAAACAGGCAAGAATGTGTCTGTATCTTCTAGTGACGCTTATAAAATTATTGGTAACGCCGTACCATGTGTGCTTGCGTACAATATAGCGAAAAATATTGAACGTAAGTGGGAAAAGTACTTTAAGGAGTAGCGTATGATAGTGTGCGTGACATCAGCCCCTAGCGAGAGTGAGTTCTCGTTATTAATGCGCAGGACTGACACATACTTAAATAATGACGCGGTGAGCAAACGGGCCTATTATATAGGTCGCTCAGGGCTTGACCTGGAGAAAGATGTGGCTCACGCTCTAGACATAAGCGCGAGGGGAACACCTTTTGAGAACACTATTAGACTTGTGTCTGGTCATAAGTTTCCTGATATAGTGGCGTCTGGGATGTATGGCGTTGAGGTAAAGAGCACAAAAGAAGACAAGTGGCGGTCTACTGGGAGCAGTATACTGGAAACCACGCGAATAGACGGCGTTGAGCGCATATACATGACGTTTGGCAAATTGGGTGGTAATCCTATCCAATTCAGGTCAAAGCCATACGAGAAATGTCTCTACGACATAGCGGTAACGCATATGCCCAGATACCTAATTGATATGGATTTGTCTGATAACGCCACTATATTTGACAAGCTTAAGATACCATACGATCAGCTAAGAAACATGGATAACCCCATTGAGCCAGTAGCAAAATATTACAGATCTCAGTTAAAAGAAGGTGAGAGTCTGTGGTGGGCTGGTGACTCCACAACAGGGAATGATGTGGTACCAATGAAAATAAGAATGTGGGACACACTGAGTCTTAATGAGAAAAAATATTATATAGTGACAGCGCTTCTTAAGTATCCTGAGATATTTGCCGGCAATTATAATAATTTTGCTTTTTGGTTAGTAACTACTAAAGGTATTGTGGATATACATACAAGAGACTCTTTTAGCGCTGGTGGTAAATTTCCTATGGAACTCGAATCTGGTGAAATAAAAAGATTTCCTGCAGTGTATGGAAGAGTTTCAGATAATTATTTCTCTATATGCGATAGAATAAAGAGAGCTATATTAAATAGACAAATACAAGGTAATATAAGGGATATAATAAAGGAGTGGGTTACGAAAGTATCTATAATCGCCTCTGGGAAGACATCAAATGGAATTACGAGAGGTGAATCTGAGTATGTGCTAAACAAAATTTTTGCGCAGTATTTCAGGACAGAGTATCGTGGGAGATAGCAAACGATCATTTGAGGTAACGCACAGGATAATGTCGTCTATAAAATCAAAGAACACTGTCCCTGAGTTACTATTGCGTAAAGCTCTTTGGCGAGAGGGTCTACGATATCGTGTTAATTACTCAAAGCTTCCAGGTAAGCCTGATATAGTGTTTACAAAATATAAAATCGCCATCTTTTGTGACGGCGATTTTTGGCACGGGCATAACTGGGTAATCAGGAAAATGTCTTCCCTTGATGAGGAACTATCGCATTATTCTGAGTTTTGGCGGAATAAAATAAATAGAAATATTCAAAGGGACGCTAAGGTGAATAAGGAACTTAGCGATCTTGGTTGGGATGTATTACGGTTTTGGGAGAGCGATATAAAAGAAGATATCAATAGCTGTGTAAAAAATGTAAAGGAGTTACTTGAGACGAAGAAGGTTCGGGCCGGTCACACGGATTCGTGTTCTTCTTGCAGGGGTTAGCCGAGGCGAAAGCGCGAAATTACGCTTGACAAGCGCCACACGTTGGCGTAGAGACATTTTTCGCACCGACTGAGCGGGAGTAACTCAGTGGTAGAGTGCAACCTTGCCAAGGTTGAAGTCGCGGGTTCAAATCCCGTCTCCCGCTCCAGAACACAAGGCGGAATAG